ATTGACGGCGTGTACTACATGCACTTGGAGCAGCGCGAGCAATATGTATCTGCAACTAGCAACCGCTGGTTCTCACACGCTGTTCCGCTTGACCCGAAGCCGACATTCGGTGATAACAGCTATGATGTGATTACAGAAACGGAAATAGAAACCTAGAAAAGGAGAAGAACTATGAAAGATATAATTATAGATATTATACCTATTGTTCTCGCAACAGTAGGAACTTTTTTGATTGGCTTGATAAAAGCAAAATATAGTCAGTATGTTAATACCGACACGAAGAAAGAGATAGCTATGCTTACTGTTCGATATGTTGAACAGGTCTTTAAAACACTGCATGGCACAGAGAAACTGGATAAGGCAAAGTCGGCATTTGTGAAGATGCTGAATGATAAGGGCATCAAGGTGACAGACGATGAAGTAACTATGCTAATCGAGGCAGCGGTGCATCAGATGAACGAGAGTGGTGCGAACGTAAATGATATTATAAAGTAACGATAGGAGTTGGCATCATTATGGAGGAAAAATATCTGGAAATCCTAACACAGACAGCAGAGCGTTCAAAGTCAAACACACACCAGATTGACGAAATCAAAAGCGATATAAAAGAGATAAGAGAAGAAAGTAAGGCGTTAAATCAATTAGCTACAAGTGTTGAACTTATAGCTAAAGACATGACAACTTTTAAAGATGATGTATCTTCATTTAAGGCTGACGTAGCCGAGATAAAGGTAGCACAGTCTGAAATGAAAGACGAAATTGCGGACGTTAAGAATGAAACGATACGCAAGAAAGCGAACTGGTTTGATGGTGTAGGCAAGTTTATTATTACCACGATTGGTACTGGTATACTTGCTTTTTTGTTGGGCAATTTGTTCCCGACTATTTTTGGAAAATAAAGTTTTAATATATTATACATTGCATTGGAGGTGACAAGTTTTGGATATAATCACTTATGCTATGTCACGAAACTTTACTAAAAAGTCTTTAATTGGATTAGGCGCTATAATTGGTAGCCCATGTACCATAGAGAGTATTGTTCATCAAGATGGAGTTAATAAAGTTACGTTCAAATGGACAGGCACAGATGGTACTGTTGAAAGACGAACTATGGAAGTGTACGATGGTACGCCTATTTATGTATGGGAAGCTGGCAATACATACCAATACGGCGACCTTGTAATTTACGAAAGTGCATTTTACAGATGTATTGTTGCGAATAGCGACTCTACATTTGACGATACAAAATGGAATGAGATAGGTTCGCCCGATGGTAACTATGATATTGTAAGGAATAAAGATTATTTACCTACGCGCTTCACAGCGGCAGACCGAAAAATGTACTTTGCTTACGAGGAAAACTGTTTCTACTTCTGGAATGGTGCTACATGGGAACAGAAGTTTAAAGTAGATGACGAAATCAATGACACTTCAACCAATCCTGTACAGAACAAAGTAATCTATGATGCACTTGATAAAAAGCAGGACAAGCTGACTGCTGGACTTGGCGTGACGATTGAATACAACAGCGAAACGCATCTGACTACAATTGATGTAAATAACATATCAGCCGAAGAACTGGAAGATATGTGGAATAACTAATAATTAGAGGAGGTTTTATTATGCCTACAACTTTGAAATACATGAACCAGCTCAGAACACAAGAGCTGATAACCGAGATAAAGCGTAGACTTGCAAAGAAGCAGGACATAATGCAGTTTATGGTCATGCCTACCATTACTTCTGAAATGGTGGGTGACGTATATCAGTACATTGGCGATACAACTGCGACTTATAAGAATGGCGATTTCTACAGAGTTGTTCTTAACCCTGATACGCTTGACCCTGAGTACAAGCAGATTACTTACAACAAAGACGAGATTGACGAACTGATTGATGCGGCTGGTCATTTTATGGTGGTTGAGGAACTGCCCACTACCGACATAAAGACCAACGTTATATATCTTGTACCGAAGAAGAAAACACTTGATGGTTATGTAGATAGTACAGACGATTCTTTCTACTTCCCCACTGGTGACGAAACAACTCCCGCATTCCAGAAGTATGATGTCAATGGTAATTTCGTTGAAAATATAACTGGTACAGATGCAGAAACAGTTCAGGCGAACATTGACGATGGTACATTTACTGCTGAGACAAAGACCTGTAAGGTAGGTCAGGTCAATAATGTCAAGGACGAATATATAAATCTTGATGGTACTGTAGCGGGTTGGGAAAAGATTGGCGATACCGAGATAGACCTGAGTGGCTATGTAAAGCACGAGGAACTTGTGGCGATAACTGCCGAGGAACTTGAAGATATGTGGAGAACTACAGGTATACTTAATCTGTCTACCGATACAGTTACGGTTGCAGCTGAGGAAACTGCTGATGTTGACGTTACAAGCACAGGCGCTATTGTACTGCTTGTGGGCGATACAGATGTTGCAACTGCGGCTTATGCAAATGGTAAGATTACCATTACTGGTGTAGCTACTGGTGCGACCGAGGTTACTGTAATCAGTTCTGCAACTGAGGACTATAAAGCTGTAACAGCTACAATTGCTGTAGCAGTGTCTTGATAATAATGTTAGACAGGCGGTAGTGATATACTATCGCCTTGTTCTATAAAGGAGGCTAGACAATGGAATATAAATATATAAATGAAGCCCGCACGCAAGAACTCATTGATGAAATCAAAAGGCGTTTAAATGTTAGGCTTGCTATTACAGATGTTATGCCTGAAAGTGCCGAAGATGGTGCTATGAGATTGTATTCGGGTGAGACAGATGCGGCTTATGTACAGAGCCATATCTACAGATATAATGAAGTCGAAGCAAAGTGGGAAGATGTAACCAGTGACAATGATAAGTACCCGATTGCGTGGGACGTTGAATTGACTCAGGCTGAATATGACGAACTTCCTGATGACAAGATTTCGGACGATAAGAATTATTATGTCACCGATGGCGAAATTGAAGATACGGTAATTTATGCGTTTCACATCAATCCAGACGAATCAAATTCCGATTCGTGTATAACATATCTTAATGATGCTATTGGCATGACTCCTGCTAGAATGGGGCGTACTTCATTCGACTATGGCACATGGGAAGATGCGTTTTTTATGCCGCGCCCTTGCATGCTAAAAAATGATTGTACTGTAGCCTACTACTTAGACCCCAACGACTATTCTAAACGAGAGAATGGTTTTCCATCTGATATAGATAGCACATCATTTCAAGGTAATGCCATGATGGAATGGGGACTTATTTGGTTTAAATTTGAGGCTGGTGTCGCGGCGGGTGAGGGTACGATTTATATAGCGAACAAACAAGTAGATGAAACATATGATTGTCCTTGCAATCGTGATGCTAATGGTGATATTATCCCGCACTTTTATACGTCAATCTACAATGGCACTGGCACTGACAAGTTGCGTTCGTTGTCTGGTGTGCAGTTGACAAGTGAAAACGGTAGTGGCAACACAACTGGACAAGAAGAAATTGATAGGGCAATTGCCAATAATACAACTACAGATATTGAGTGGTATACTGACGTACAGTGTGACAGAATGCTTATCAATGCTCTGCATATGCTAGTTTCGCGTTCGACTAACTGCCAAACTTCTTTCGGCATAGGGTTAGCCCATGAATTTGCACAACACGAAATAGCGCAAGAGATTAAAGAGTCTTACGTAACAGGTGAATTGAACGATAAAGGTTTGTTTTACGGTGATACTCAGAATCTCGACCGCCCTGTTAAATCATTCGGAATGGAAAATTGGTGGGGCTGTGTGTGGCGTAGAACAGCGGGGCTTGTTGCATTGACAGATTCGTATGTCTACAAGATGACTCAGCCTTATAATAGCGCGGGCGATGGATATACTGTTTTATCTGTAGGTAATCCTATTGGTGGTATTTTATCTAAATGTGCGTTTGGCGATTGGGGGTATTTCCCAATTGAAACAAATGGTTCGACTTACTCATACTATGCCGATTGTTTCCATCGTGGTGCTGGTTATGCAGCTTATGGTGATTGCACCGCAAGCGAATTAAATGTCGGTATGTCCGCGCTGACAATGCAAGGTTTGTTTACCGATTCTTCATGGTCGGTGTCAACCACATTGTCTTGTAAGCCGATGGCTTATCGTTTTGAATGATTGGAGGTTAGATTTATGTGGTATAAATCAAGAAGTGCTATAGAGCCTAGTGTGATAGACAATGCAAGTTCGCAGAAATATGTCTACATTAGGCGAAATATCCAAAAGGTAGAGATACAAGATGTTTTGTCGGGGGCTACAGAAATATTTTATTCTTATGAAGAACAAAAAATTCCAAAAGAAGTTTATGAAGTTTTTGCACAAGAAAAAAATAACAGTAGTCGATTAGATGACATTGAAGAAACAATAGTTGAGATGCTGGGTGGTGAAATATAATGTTATCGCAAGCAAAGTTAAATATTTTTGTTAGAGTTGTAAGGCGTAAAATGGAAAATGGTGAGGAACTTGAAAACATCCTCGCTTGTTATATTGCGCTTACAGAAGAAGAAAAAGACCAAATCAGAGAGGCGGTGAATAGCTGATGCCAAAAATTATACATAACGGTGTTGAGTATGGTGGCGGCGGGTATTCTAAGAGACAGATAGATGAAAAGCTCAAATTAAAGTTGAGCAAATCTTCGATTGACACCGTACTATCCGATGATAGTATTAATCCTGTACAGAACAAGGTTGTAACAAAAGCGCTTAATGACAAAATATCACAAGTTAAAATTATGCCTACGAGTGCCACTGATGGTGTGGCAGTACTTTTCACTGGTACTACTACTGCTGATTATAAACAGGGACATGTATATCAGTATAGCGAGACTGATGCTGTGTGGATAGATATTACTGATGCTGTTATTGAGAACGTTGATAGTTTGCCTGAAAAAAATATAAAAGATATATTCTATAGAATCGGCGGCGGCGAATGGGTGACAAAAATTGTTGCTCTTAGTCCAGACCCAGACGATACTATTGAACAGCTTGAAGCCATTGGCTTTACCGTGTTGAAAGACCATTATCAAGAATCCACAAATACAAGAGATGTTTCGTTCAAAGGCGACAATAATCATTTTGGATATGTTTCTCATTCATACCTATATCGCATTGGGATAATCAATGCAACATGGAGCTTGTCATCTGGCAGATATATGATTGAGGGTACAGGCAATGATGGACATGTATCTATCGTTGTTCTAGGCTCAGAACGCAAAGAAGATGCCAATTTTAGAGTGCTGGCTCAGAACGAACTTTGGGCGGGCGACAGTGAAACACAAACTATAAGGCGTGTAGCATGGGATGATGAAGTGACTATCCAGTACGAAATCATGCCCACCCCTAGTGAAAACGAGTTAGGCAAAATCGTTCAGTATGTAGGCGAAACAACAGGTAGCTATATAAAAGGTTTCTTTTATCGTTGTGTAGAAGTTCCCAATACAGACCCTACGGAATACGAATGGGTAAATCAGGAAGTACAGAAAAGCAGCGAGGGTGAAGCTAAAGTTAACGCTACTGCTGTAACATCTCTTTCGGGACTTGCAGATGGTTTCTATCTGCTTATTGATTCTACTGCTACACCGATTTATCAGTTAAAGGAAATAGCCAATGGTACGGCTACTGACAGTGACAAGGAAGTTGATACCTGTCTGATTGATTATGTATTATACAACGATAACAAGACTGTATTAGATACGCTTGATATTGTATGGGTGGTTACAGGAACTCCCGACATTTCTGACTATAAGACAGAATTTGAAACCGCTAAATCGGGTATTAGAAGCAACGCAGACTACACCCTTGAATGGGACTCAGACGTTCTTTCTGTTGGTGATTTTGCCAACCTTAAATCACAGTGGAATGATTTTGCTGTTTTTATGCACAACAATAAAGGCAGACTGGCAATGATAACAATTGACCAGTATAATTTCGGATTCTCTGATGATGATACAGGTGGGTCAAGTCCGACCTTAATCTGTATCATACCCGATAGTGTTTCTATCAGCGAAGATTATAGTATAAGGATTCCATACGGTGCAGCTGCATCTACACACTGCGATGGTTATGGTTTCGGTTTTATTGACATAAACTGGCGATTAAACATTTCGTTAGGTAAGTGTGATTTTGCGGGAATCAACACAATCTTATTTAAGGGTACAAATAGTATGTCTACTGGCTATGCTTACAACGGTTCAAACGCATCGTCTGTGTATATTAACGAAGCAGAGTATTCAATGAATGATGCTACCGAGAGAGCTGCTGCTTACAATCTGTACCATCAGGGTATAACAATTATAGTTAAACTTCTGTAAGAGAGGTGATAATATGGGAAATAAAATAGTTTATAAAGGTTATAATGTAGGCGAAACCACACAGGTTTCTATCATGCCTACCGCAACCGCTGATAATTCGGGAGCGATAGTTCAGTATGTAGGTGCTACAAACGCAAATTATATCAACGGTTATTTTTACAAGTGTGTATCTGATGGCGGGGTAACTCCCGCCTATTCTTGGGAGAAAATACAGGTGTCCGATGGTGGCGATACTATTCAGGTTGAAACACTTCCTACTGCGGGCGCAAGTGAGGTAGGCAATATTTATCAGTATATCGGCGCTACAACTACTACACTTACTAATGGTTACTTCTATGAATGCGTTGAAGATAGTGGTTCTTATAATTGGGTTGAGAAAGAGGTTCAGAAGAACGAGGACGTTCCTCATTGGTCTGGTACGAGAGCTGAATATGAAGCGATTAAGGACACGTTGGAAATAGGCACAGTTGTCAATATCACCGATGATTATGATGATGGGCTTGAAATAGTAGATGTAATTGAAAGTGGAAATATGAATGCGGTCACAAGCAATGCGGTGGCTAAGATAACAAATCATGGTCTTAGCACATTAACTTGGAACACTACCTATGTTGACCTCGGAACGTGGGCTACGGGGGGTGTCTTAGAAAAATGTGGCATTGTTCAATTTACTAAGATTTTTACAGTTAAAGCGGGCATACCCGCTGGCACAATTATTTGTAGTGGACTGCCAAGACCCGCTATGGCTGTGGAAATACCTGTAGCTTGGGATAATGATACGGCAAGGGGTGGTTTCTTTTTTAACACGAATGGCGACATTTCTGTATGGGCTGATGTTACCACTGATACAAACTGTCGAATCAATCTTGTGTATATTAAAGCATAATAAAAGGGAGGCGATTGATAATGAGCGTTAATATAAAACAGTCAAATGGTAGTCTGAAAAAGATAGCAGGAAACACTATCCTTCTTGATGCTACTGCCTCTGAGATAAGAGAAGGTACATGGACTAATACAGAAGTTGACACAGCAACAGGTGATACTCGCATAGAAGCCAATGTCACTTTTGAGGTACCAATGCCAGATACCGACTATATGGTAGTTTTTGATAAGCCTGTTACTGGTCATGGAGAAAGTTATAACTATGTAAATGTAAGCACAAAATCAACAACTGGTTTTACTTTTTATGTAATGTACACTGGCAATCTTTCACATGCCCCGTTAGGATTACAGATTCATTGGTATGCTGTTCGTCTTGTAAAATTAGACGGCTATACGGCACTCCAAAATAAAGTCAATAACCCCGACTCTACTCCTACCGAGGACTCTACTAACCTTGTAACAAGCGGTGGAGTTTACGATGCAATTAAGAATGCAAGTTCTGTATTCATTGGAACTTCCGCTGAGTGGGAAAGTGAGACTTCCAAGACCGACTATCAGGTTGCTATTCTCACAGACAAGCCTAACGTTAATGCGGTTGATAGTACAACTGGTGATATAGAAGTTGTTGCGAATAAGCATTTGGTATTTAAGGGAACGTTAGAAGAGTGGGAAGCTCTTACTACCGCAGAGAAGAAAACCTATGATGAAGCATTGATTACGAATGATATGGACACAGGAGAGGTTGTAAATGGAGTAACCGATGGAGATATGAGAGCGGTTACAAGTAATGCGGTTTATGATGCGATTACTGACCTTACGCCTGTTGATGCAGTTACAAATGGAAATATGAAACCTGTTACGAGTAATGCGGTTGCTGATAGTATGCCAGAATACTATAATAAACAGCTTACTGTTACTGCTTATGAAGCAGCACAATTATCTGTAACTTCGGCATACTTACGTGGACAAAAGGTCGTATGTAAAGACGGAAAAACACGTATTTTTGGTAAAATTATTCTTAGTGGTGTCGGAAATCCGAATGGTGAGATAAACAGACACCCATGTAAGCTGACAGGTTTTCCTGGTCTTGTTACTTTATTGGAAGGACGTTTACCTTGCCTTATTTGGTCAGGTTGGACTGGTTTTTATAGTATGGATAATCTTGCTACTGGTGTTTTTGCACCTATTATTGCAGGCGGTGGCAGTACTACAGCAGAAGAAGCCTGTTTCACACCAGTAGATGTAGTAGTTGAAGTAACAGAGTAAAGAGGTGAAATAAATGAGTGTAAATTATATAGATAAATCAACTGGCAACTTAATTCGAGTTGCTGGACAGAGCAAAGCTGAATACGGTGCGAGTACGGTGAGGTCTGGCTATCTGAATGCTGAAAACTTGAAAGAACAGTTTTCTGGTGTTACGGTCTTGGACTTAGAACACCAAAGTGTGCAGTATGCTATAACATTTAGCACGCCAATGCCCGACAATGATTATATCGTTATTTGTGATGTTCATAACACAAGTTTACAAGTTGAGGTAGCAGGTGCGGATAAAACAAAAAACGGTTTTATCGTTACAGTTCGTAATTTAGTGGCAACTATGCGTGCAGACAGAGGGGAAACGACAGACAGCTTTACTTTCGACCTCATTGATAATTATTTTAACTACACCGCTTTCAAGCTCTACACAGATACAGAGTATAATAATCTGCTTGATTTACCTGATAGGGTTGAAACACTGGAAACAACTACAAGCGGAAATATATCGGGTGCAACAACAAATTCGGGAACTATAACTAGTGCTATATATGCAAGGTCGGGTAACGTTGTTCAACTTAGATTAACATTAACGGGCGCATCTCTTACAACGCACGGCAATACCACCTTAACCATAACTATGCCGTCTACTGTACCCGTACCCGTTATGACGGTTGACGGAGTGGCTAATATATGGAATGGTTCTGTCGATGAAGTCGGACACGTCAGAATAAGCGGCGGGAGCAGAAATGTCGTTATCTATTCAAGTAATGACAGTGGGGCTGATGCAGATATAACTGGTGCGGAAGTGTGGGCAACTGTTACTTACATTACACAGTGATATAGTGTGTATCAAAATAATACCTTTAAAGCAAGATTTAAGAGAGCCATCTTCGGGTGGCTCTTTTATACCATTTAATAAAAGTAAAATTTTATTAACAAATTATATCTCAAAAACGCTAGAGCCACACTAAGTTTCGATTTTAGTATACTAAAGTGTGGAGCAAAAATATTTTATTGTAGTGTGGAGTCGTCAGAAATGGCGGCTCTTTCACTATATTAGTTTATATAGACTAACCATTAACTAGAATAAGAATAAAGGGAGGATTAAAAATATGAGCGAGGAAAAGAAAAGACAGATAATCAAGGCATTCTCTTACTCTGTACCTATCGAGGTCATAGCTGAGAATACAGGGCTGACCAAAGACGAAGTGGTTCAGTTTGCCGAGGATTACAAAGAGGCTATCGTAGCTGAGATGGAGTTCAATCAGAAAAAGGTAGGTGGATAAGATATGGCATTTAAAGGTGTGGATTTTTCGCAGTGGAATGGTAACGTGGATTTTTCAGCAGTCAAAAATTCAGGTGTAGATTTTGCTATCATACGTTCTAGCTATGGTAACGTGGCGGCTTATCCCGACCAAAAGGACTGGCAGTTTGAGAGCAATGTAAAGAAAGCAAAACAGACTGGTCTGCCATTCGGCATCTATCATTACTCTTACCTTAGAGATATTGAAAGTGCAAAGGCAGAAGCGAGAGGTTTTGTTGCGCTGCTTGATATGATACAGCCTATACCTTATGTTGTGGCTCTTGATGTTGAGGAACAGTGTCAGCTTAATATGTCTAGCGCAAACCTTGAAGCGGCTACGAAAGCGTTTATTGATATAGTTGAGGGTGCGGGTTATTTCTGCGCTCTGTATAGCTATGAAAGTTTCTTGCAGAAATATTCGGCTGATTTCAGAAAGCGTTATGCGATATGGTGCGCTAATACTGCTGGAAAGCCTAGTATAGATTATGGTATTCATCAGTACAGCTTCACTGGCAGAGTCGATGGCGCAAGCGGTGATGTGGACATGAACACGACCGATATTGATTATGTTAAGATAATCAGAGATGGCGGTTTGAATGGTTATCCTAAGACCAATACCAATACCAATAGCAAGACAAATGATACTGAGGTAAAGGCTAATACGATTACTCCTTTCGACAAGTATTTCGCTGAGAGGATTGGTGTGGGCATAGACTATGACGGCAACGGCGTATACTGTTTCGACCTCGCTAATGACTATTCGATTAATCTGATAGGTGGCAAACAGTTTTTGGGCGATGGTGCTTATGAGATTTATACCAATTTTGATAATCAGCCTGGCAAGGAACTGTATGAGCGCATACCTAATACTCCTGAGTTCGTACCTATCAAGGGTGACATTATGGTTTGGGGGCAAGGTATAGGTCAGTGGGGTCACGTTGCTATATGCACTGGCGCGGGCGACACTACATGGTTTGAGAGCTACGAACAGAACTGGACTGGAAACAATGACCCTGTTGCGCTGATTAAGCATAATTATAATCATGTTCTTGGTATACTCAGACCAAAAGACCAGACAAAAATTTGGGGTAAGAGTGATGAAGCTACTAAACCTACTGGTACAGAAATTGATGTAACTATACATATCAAAGGCGATATAAACGGCGATGGTAAGGTGAATGTAAGCGATGTGTCTATGCTGGCGGCACATGTGAAGGGTGAAAAGAAGATTAAGTAAGGGGTGATTGTATGGCACTGTCAAATTTCCATATTAAGAATGGTAATATTTTTGAAAATGGTAAAGCAGTAGAAATGAAAATTTTAAATGGTACTGAAATAAAGATACAAGCAAAAGGTTCAGGAACTTATAAAGTAATTGGAACATTGTGGGATGGTACACCTAAGACTTTACCGTTAGTTGATATGTCTACGTTTGACATTGTAGATAGTGCAGAAAATGATACGGTCTATTGTACCGATGTTGCTTCTTTAACAACGGTTACAGTTGAAGAAGTTAGTGCTGGTATAGAAAGTATATATATTGATATTTATGTCAGATAAATTTATATGATTGCGATATAGATATAGGGAGAGATAATTATTATCTCTCCCATTTTTTTACTATAATTTATAAATTCATATAACAGCAATTAGTTATGTTGTCAAGTATAAGCTCTTTTAATAATTCATGATTCTTTTCAGTGGGGTGGAGCTTACTTCTGCCACAAGGATATTTGAATACAGTATTTTTACAATGAGCATTAAATGTGCCACCACGCTTTTTAAACCATACGGCATTCTCAATACCTGATAGATATATGTATTGACCATTCATTGGACTGCTGTTCGTTTTCTCCCATATTAACTGTCTAACAGTTCCCAAATGTTTAGCTTGCTTCTCAGCAAAGTATTTATGGATAGGGCTTAATTGTTCTTTTCCACAGAAAATAATTATTGTACTTTCAGTAATTCGATATACTTCATTAAGAAATTCATTAAGGTCGAACTGCATTACATCGGCTGTACCTTTATCTAATTTTCTAAGTCCGTTACTATCTCTGTTTACTTCGTTATATGGAATGTCAGTTAGCGTAAGGTTAATACAATTGTCAGGCATCTTACTCATTACATCCATGCAATCATTATTAAAGAGTTTATGTACTCTCTCTCTCTCTCTCTCTGAATTAACCATCTTTATACTACCTCTCTTACTTCTTTAACTACTTCTATTTACTTGTCGCTTACTTATTGTTGATGTTACAACAGAACAAATATAAACTGGTAAACGCATTGGTATAGTGACCATCTGAATTGTCAATCTTTGTATCGTAATCTACATTTCTAAATTCAACCGCATCATGTTCAATACGTTCAAGGGCAAATCCTACAGGGTCAGGATTATTGTCTGCTCTTTTAATAATACGCTCATAACGCTGTCTCAGTGGACAGGTTATGTAAGCTACATACATCGGTCTTTGACCTTTGTAGTTTTCTTTAAAATACTTAATACCACTATTATCTACGACATATAGACTATATTCTTCATTATCGAACATATCCTGAGTAACACAATATCTAGCATTAGTTGTTTCTGCATAAGCAATAATGTTAGTTAACTTATCAAATTCTTCATCGGTAATGAATGTATGCCCTTTTTCATCGGGCGTTCTGGGCGGTCTTGTAGTATAGCTCGGTATAGACTTGAAACCATATACTTTTTCAAGTTCTTCTACTAAAGTTGACTTGCCACTGCCGCTTGCACCGCAAATTAAAATAATAGGCTTCATATTGTAATCTCCTTTACTCCAAATATTTCACATTTATCTTCAAATGATAATTCTTTCCATGCTAGTTCAAATTCTTTATTCATACATTTTTTGCAAAGTTGTTCTGTATTATCGTTATGTGCATACAACTTTGCTTCATCCTCACACCTATCGCAATAAGTGTGAGGAATGTTTCTATTAGGACAGGAACTTCCTAAACAGCCAATTTCAGATGGACAGCCTACACATTCATCTTCATATTTAATCATTTGTATCGTCATTCCTTTCTGTATCATTAGAGACATAATGTTCTCCTGTATCTGAACTTGTGAAAAGAATTGTAAATAGAATACCCAAAAGCACATAGTAAGAAGCTGCATCGTATTTCCCTATTAAGGCTGCTATACAACTTACAACAATATCAATAACGATTATTATACCAGTCAATGTTATATACATATAAATCATTCCTTTCTGCCTTTGTCTTTCCAATACAAACAAGTATTATCTTTATCTTTTGACCACAATATTTTTTGACCACAATTAAAACAATATTTTACTTCACTATGCTTTTTCATAAAGCTGTCAGCATTCCCGTAGCAATATCCACAAGTAGGGCAATATAAAACATAATCTTCATATTTATAGCCTTGCAAATAAGTAGTTTCTAAATATCCATCTAAGGGTTTTGGAATTGTTGGAATTGCTAATTTAATTGTAGGTGCATTTTCAATTCGTTCAATTACGTCATTGATAAGAATTGAATCATGTGGATTTCCACTTAGAGCTTCCATTTTACTATTTATCAAATCATTTTTAAAATCCTCAATTATTTCATCGGCATCAATCCATCTACTCATTACTCAATTTTCCTTTCATAATTGATAATGCTATATACCCATTTGCTTTACATTTTATCAGCCCAAGCTGACAGTTCGCCTCGGTAATTTTTAGAGAGTGTACAGATTGTAGCCCATTCTTTGTCCTTAAAATGTTCAATACAAGCCTTTAGCCCTGAGTCTTTAGGGTCTATCCCCTGTATCTGTAATGACGAACCAATCACACAAACATGACAATCATCATGGCAACGTGTCAAAATTGCTTTTAATTGTTCTTTGGTCATGCACTGTGCTTCATCAATGATAACGAATTTCTTAGAAAAATCAGAACCAAGTATATATACATCTGTCATAGTAGTAAACACACCAGTTCCCATTTTTTGGTTTATATAAGTATCATCATTAATTACAGATGCAGGATTTTCTCCAAGATTAATCAACGAATGAACTAAAGGCTGCATATAATAACGCTCTTTAGCAGATTTCTCACCAGGAAGAAAACCTATGCGCCCCTCACTACTCGGTGTTCTAATGTAATATGCTTCATCACAAAGACCATATCGAACATACATTAATGCAATTGCCACAGCAATTACAGTTTTGCCTGACCCAGCAGGAGCATCTACAATTGTAATACGATTGTTCCTGTCCCATAGTGCATCACGATATTGTATCTGTTCTTCATCTGAACAATCTAGCCCATAAAACGGATGGTCTGTTAATGTTGCAGGAATATTAATAGGTTCATTTTTAGTTGTTACTTTCTTAGCCATTATCATTCACCTCGTTTGACATATTGCAATTGCCATAACTATTCTCATATTCTATTGCATCAGCCAGTTTTCCAAAGAACTCTGCTGTATCTGTTGGATTGTACCCAGTAATAAATTTTGCTATGACGTGTATACATTCGTCATAATCTTGTGTAAGAGTTATTTTGTTAAGTATAATATCATGGACAAAACAATCAAGAAATTTTGCAATATCACGTTTAGTTGAAGCAGAAACTTCATAGGCTGTTGTTTCTGGACTAGCATAAAAATTTAAAGCATCTGCATTTTCCAACGGTATTCTAAATTGTATCATAACATATACTCCTTTATATCAAATCCTTTAGTGTTTTGTGCCTACCACAACTTTTTATCTCAGGACAAAATGCTGTATCAAATCTCTCGCATTTGGGTACAAGCATTGTTTTTGCTTCGGGGAATACTTCTATAACACAGTCTCGCATCTTCTGCGCCAGTTCTCTTATCTCCCATTGCGCTCTTGTGCATAAGCGTTCATTCATAAAATGAATAAGATTTCTGAAATCGAATGAAACATCAATAGTCGTACAGCAAGCATTTGGCAAAAGGTAACGTGCATCTTCATTAGGAATATCAAAAGTTTGCAGAGCCTCATAAGCATTTTTTATTTCTTCTATCGTGTTTATGTATAAGTCACGAATATTATTATCAAGTCTTTCAATAGATGGTGGAATTACAAATTCAAAGCCATCCTCTGAACAATATCTCTGTGACCTTTGAGAGAAAGAGGCTGTCCTATGCCTAACAAGTTGGTGAGTAAGCGCACGACTTACACCCTCGATATGAAAATGGAACTGTGCAAATTCAAGAACACTGTGATGTCCTGATTTGTAACAGGCGTTCATTATCTTACCATTAGGTATGCTGTCATAACAATTACTTGCCGCAAGTTCAATTGCTTCGTGTGGGTTAGTTGTATATCTTACAAGTTCAACTTTCATCTATTTTTCCTCCTTGACTTCTTAGCCATTTTATTTTTTCTTCTCTTTTTCTTAAAGCTCTCTGCACCATTACTTCTGCATTGATTATTCATGTTGGTTTGCATTTCTTCCTGCCATGTTGTGTCGGATTCACAGATTTCTTCATTACCAAAGTGTCTTATTATTTCGTGCATTTATCTTCCTCCTGCTCCCCATTCAAGAATCTCTGTGACAGGTACAACTTCATAATCTTTATCCCAAGACGAACAACTGTTTTGTGCTTTTGCTTCGCTTGCATAGGTCTTTATGGAAGTATTACCAATCTCTTGAATAGGCTTAAAATAGAAATTCTTAGCAAGCCCACACCAGATTTCAGTACGATTATTTCTCATTACTATATATCGAGTACGCTGTATTTTGATTTTAAATGGTTGGTTAAAATCACTATGTTTATATGGAACTATCATTATTCTTTCACCTCATTATTTAATTCATAAGGCTTTATCGTTTGTCCACAGTGCCTATAAACCAAGTCATCTTTTTTAAGAGTAACATTTTCTGACCATTTGTTTAATAGCTCTCTTGCATCAAAACCTCGGCTTACAATAATCGCATAACCATTAGGTGTTCCATGATAAGTAATTTCTACATCATTATCAATGCTGCGAATGTCGTTTATAAATTCAGTAACTTTGTTTTTATCTTTTATATCAAAATCAAAAAACCAATGTTTAGTTTTTGCACATTCCTTTTTAGCTGCGATAGAAGCGATTTTACTTGGCAATGCACAAAGATTAAAGTTTGGTTCGTCAATAAGAAAATGAAGAAGATTCTTGTAAACAACTTCTTTGTTTCTTGAATTAAGTGAATAATACATCCGACACATTTCATTGGGTACACCATTGCTGATAAAAGCAAAAAACTCTCTTATTAAATCAGGGTCAGTATAATGTTTGGTTGTTATAAAAGATTTTCTTCTTTCTACAAAGTTGGGAACATCTTTGTTATCTTTGTTTCTGCTAATAAACAGACACACATAAATATCTTTATCGTCAGTTGGGTTGAAGCCCCAAGATTTAGCATTACTTGCCATTAGCTATTCACCTCAACAAATATTCTTTCATAAATTTATTTGCCCAATCGGGTGTTCCATTAAAGATTTCAATATTGTTATCACTAAAATATGGATTGGTTTCGCCACATGAATCTGACGTTATTAGCTTTTGATTTTCGTCACCAAACCCTCTCCACCAAAAACCTCCACCATAGTCTGAATATATTTCAACAGGAGACAAATCACAGGGTTCTTTAATGCGCCAATCTTCATGAAACAAATTACTCATATAAGAAAAATATTCATAACAGTCATCTTTCTCGTTATAACATTCTTTAGGAGTGAATATTCTAGCATACATAACATCAATAGTACCGTCATAAACTCCCATATAAATATTACCAGAGTTTATAAATCGTACCAATCCCAAAGCCTTACTCATTTTTTACCTCCATTGTGTTATCGCAAGATTTTGTTCTACGATTTGAGTCTGAACTTAACCAACAAAAATGATTTGGATATACTTTAGCACCTCTAGCTACGCACACTCCGCTATTATTAGAAGTATATCCTGACTCAAACCACTTACATTCTTTACAATACATATTTAGTTAGCCACCTCACTTTAATAGTTTGTAATCAGTACCTCAATGCTATCTTTATCCTTTCGGTGGTAGTTACAGGTTTTGTAATCTTTTGTTAAATAATGAATTGCATATTGATTATCCTCTGCCCACTGTTTTAGAGTTTGGTTATAAGCAATATTATTTGACAAAGCCCATTTAATTCCTTGTGAAGATAAATAATCTAGCAATCCTCGCAAGTTATTTTCGTGTTTTTTATTCCAGCCTTCAAAGCCTCTCTTACCATCATTATAATTACCTACTGAATTTAAGTAAGGTGGGTCACAATAAACGAAATCTCCTTTGTGAATAGCATCAGCAAAGTCCTCGAAAGGAAGGCTATAGCAACTCACCATACGGTCTTTAATAACATCTCTAATTGATGCAATACTATTCTTTTGCCGTGTAGTAAAACAACTACGCCCTGTTCCGAAACTAGAATTATATTGATGATTATTATTAAAACGGAACTGATAATTGAATGAATAACACATCAGAACGTATAAATCCATAGCTTTGTCACATTTACCAGAGTTGTAATCGTTCCTTAGCTTTTCAAAGCCCTCTTTGTTGGTTTTGGATAGGTCATATTTGAATATTATTTCTTCGATTTGAGCAATAATAACATCATACTTAGTAGTTATCAGTTCTTTAAACAAGTTTGATATGTAATTATTAATATCATTGTACACATAAGATGCGGCATCAACATTTAACAATACTGTTCCACTACCACCAAACAAGTCTATGAAACGATTTATGTCATTTGGAAATAATGGCAATATTTTATCAAGCAAACGATATTTGTTTCCTGTATAATTTATAGGGGATTTAATATATTTATTTTTACTCAAATTTATTTCACCTCATTTATTCTCTCCTGCGCTATTTTAAAATAATTCTCATCAAGTTCTATGCCTATAAAATCTCGACCAAGATTTTTGGCTGCAACACCTGTACTGCCTGAACCCATAAAGGGGTCTAATACCATATCACCCTCATTTGAACTGTTTGCAATATAGAACTGTAATAAATCTACTGGTTTTTCAGTAGGGTGCAATTTATTGCCTGTAATATTATTAAACTGGTGAACTGTTTTACTACCAACATTGTTTATTTTCTTAGCTTGACCCTTACGAAGAAATAATACATATTCACAATTCTTCATGTACCATCTATTAGGAGTACAATTATTTTTCTCCCATATCAAAACGTTGTGGAGACTAAAACCAGTTTCTCTTGCAAGAGTTAAATAGCGTTCAAGGTTTAATACATTAGTCATAATGTAACAGTGACTTCCATTTTTTAAAATTCTGAACAGTTCTGGAAACCATTCTTCGGGTTCTATATTATTTTCAGTAAAAATTTTTCCATCATTTTTAGAAAGCATACCTGATGGTTGCCCTTTTGAATGTGGTTTGCCACCGCTTATGCAACGATAGGGAGGGTCAGTAACAATAAGGTCAACACTTTCATTAGGCATCTTTTTAAAAACATCTAAACAATCTGAATTAATTATTTTGATTCTCTTATCAGTATTCATTATCGTGTTCCTTAAAACTTTAATTTTATGACCTATTTATACACAATATATAGTGGTTGTCATTTATTTCATTACTATATATTGTGTATATCTAGTGTCAAACTAAACTCATAATACTATATCTAGTGATTATCTCTTGTCACTGCTCCCAAAGCCACCATTTCTTATGCCATCAGTATTATCGTCCTCGGTCTTGAAGAACTGCTGTATAATGCCTTGGCACATAGCTTCTCCTGCTTTAATCTTAATAGTCTTGCCATCGGGACTATCATTATAGAACTTAACCCAAATATGACCCTCGTTGTCTGAACCGCTATAATCGCTATCTACAATAGCAACTGTATTAAATAGCTGCATCTTGCACTTAAAACCAAGTCCAGAACGAGGATAGATTGCAAGGAACTTATCATCATCAAGGATAACTCTAACTCCTGTAGGTACAAGTAACGTCTGTCTTGGCAAAAGTTCTATATCAAATGGAGCAAAGAAATCATATCCTGCTGAACCTGTTGTAGCTCTCTTGGGGAGTTTAAGGTTCTCAAATATTATAAAACCATCATCTGTGTATGTTTTACAATCAAAGTCGTTATTGAACTGTGTCTTACTTATCTTTTCAAATCTATTCATATCATTACACCTTTCTTGTATGTATGTAATATAAGACCATACTTGTATTTTTTAAATCGTATACAATACGATTTGTTTTTCTTGTATTGTTTGCTTTACATCTATTACTCGTTGATTGGAGCTGCCTCTAAAAGCTAAAGTCAAATCTCTAAGTTCTTCTTTATATTCACCATCAACTATAACGTCACAATTTCTTATTATATGATTACGAAGAAGTCCATTATCCCAACCTGTGTCAGCGTTAGCAAAATCACCCAATAATTCGCCACGTTCGTTTGTACCGCAGCTTAATGTATAACCTGTATAAAGCCATATCTTTTTATCAGGATATTTCTCCTTGATTGTTTTTACTAAATCATAAACATCAGGTAAGTTCTCATAGTCAAGAGGTTCGCCGCCCAACAGCGTGACTCTTTGTATGTATGGTCTATCAACTAAGGCAAGAAATTTATTTTGAACTTCTTCTGTCCATTCCTGACCATCATTAAAATCCCATGTGTCAGGATTAAAACAACCTACACAATGTCGGTGACAGCCTTGTACGAATAAAGCTACTCCAACATCCTCACCATTACTAATATCCATACTGCGTATACTTGCATATCTCATATTAGTCACCTCTCAGTTCGTGATTGTCAAGATGAACAACTCGTTCTTTAATTTCCTGTGTTCTGCCTTGATTCCAAAAATTAGTTCCAATATATCCGCAAGTACGCCTTGCAACATTGAGTTTATTTTTATCCCGATTACCACAATTGGGACACTCCCAGAGTAAGGTATTGTTTTCATCAATAATCTTTATTTCGCCATCGTAACCGCATACCTGACAATAGTCACTCTTAGTGTTCAATTCAGCATACATTATATTGTTATAAATAAAACGTATTACTTCAATTACCGCAGGAATGTTATGCTGCATATCGGCACATTCAATATAGCTTATTGCTCCACCAGGAGAGAGAACCTGAAACTCACTTTCAAGACTCAACTTTGTAAATGGGTCAATTTCTTCAAATACAGGAACATGATAGCTATTTGTAATATAGTCTCTATCTGTAATGCCCTCGATTATTCCAAAACGCTCCTGTAATTTCTTTGCGAATTTATATGTACCTGATTCAATAGGTGTGCCGTATAGTGAATAATCAATACGTTCAGCCATTTTCCACTGAGTACATTTATCATTAAGTTTTTGCATTACTTGCAAACCAAATTCTTTACCTTTACCACTTGAATGACTTTCGCCTGTCATATACTTTACACATTCGTAAAGTCCTGCATATCCAAGAGATATAGTCGAATAACCGCCATAAAGTAGATTATCTATTGTCTCCCCTTTTTTGAGTCGTGCCAATGCTCCATGCTGCCAAAGGATAGGCGCTACATCAGATAATGTACCTTTAAGCCTTTCGTGCCTAATTCTTAACGCTTTATGGCAGAGTTCAGTGCGTTCCTCAAAAAGCCGCCAAAATTCATTTACAACCTTATGAGATGACAGTGCAACATCGACCAGATTGATAGTAACAACACCCTGATTGAAACGTCCGTAATACTTAGGCTTACCGTTTTCATCAATATAAGGTGTCAGGAAACTTCTGCATCCCATACAAGGATAACAATGACCATTTCCATTTTTATCTTTTTTCAGTTCTAGCATTTTCTTTTCAGAAATATAATCAGGAACAAGTCTTTTCGCAGTACACTTTGCAGCAAGCTCAGTCAGGTAGAAGTAAGGACTATTGTCATGAATATTGTCTTCTTCAAGTACATACAACAGTTTTGGGAAAGCAGGAGTTACATATACGCCAACTTCGTTCTTTATACCAAGTATTCTCTGATTAAGAAATTCCTCGATTATCATTGCTAATTCTTGCTTATATTCCTGAGTTTCCCCAAGATACATAAACACCGAAAGAAAAGGTGCTTGTCCATTTGTAGTGGACATGGAATTAATCTGATAATTAAAGGTCTGTACTCCATCTTCAATTTCTTTTCTTAGGTCAATTCTAGCATATTCCTCACTTTTAAATTCATCAAAGCCCCAGCTTATATATTTTGCTTTATATTTTTCAAAGCTATCTCTTACAAAAGGAGCAAGATGTGTTAGTGTTATCGAAGCACCGCCATACTGACTAGATGTTACTGCGGTTATTATTTGTGTCGCTATAGTCATAGCTGTCAAAAATTTATGTGGGCGTTCAATCATCTTATCATTAATGACAGTACCATTCTGTAACATATCTTCAAGATTTATAAGGTCACAATTATGAATATGCTGAACAAAATAATCTTTATCATGAAAATGAATTATACCATTTTTATCTGCTTCAACGATATCAGGTGGCAACAGGAAACGATTTGTAATATCAGTGCTACTAATTCCTGCAATGTAATCACGCTGAACAGTTACTCTTGTAGGATTTTTATTGGAGTTTTCGTCATTCCAATAGGCACTTTCACCATCAATTAATTCTTTAATATCTTTATCAGTAGTATTACTTTCTCTAACTAATTGTCTCTTGTATCGGTATGTAATATAGGCTTTAGCAACATCTTTTCTCTGGCTCTGCATAAGTTCATTTTCTACAATATCCTGTATTTCTTCAACAGAAATAGTTTCATGGATTTTATTATTAGTTATATCAGATACAATTGTATTGATTATTTCCAATGCAACGCCATCAATATTACCATCTACTTCCATAAAAGCCTTGACCATAGCATTCTTTATTTTGCCAGAATTGTATTCTTCTTTTCGACCGTCCCTTTTAACTATGTACTTTATCAAGCTAACCACTCCATTCTTAATATTTGTGTATGTATTATTAGACCATTCACTATATATATTATACCCTATTTCATTTAAAATGTCAATAGGGTATAATATTATTTTTAGTTGAATATGTTTTATATTTAATCAAAAAGGTGAAATGTTAATATACGTTTCATAATCTAATGCTATAGGGTTTTCTTCCTGAGATGAACTATATGTTTTATTAATTTTTTCCAATAACTGTTGTGTTAAAGTCTGCCTTTCAAGGTTTGCTTTTTTTGTTACAGCTTGATTAACAGTGTTATATGAACCTAGATGATAGCATTTCTTTCTCATTCTTGTTAATGCGACATACAACAGATTAGAATTAAGCATAAAAATATGACTCTTAGGTGTGCAAACAATTATGTTATCAATGCTAGAACCCTGAGACTTGTGAACAGTGATACAATAAGCCAATCCTATCATGGTCAATTCTGACTTGTCATATTCAATATAAACACCATCAAAATTTATGACAACACCCTTGCTATCAAGAGATACAATTTTACCAGTCTCACCATTTGCCACAAAAGCCGTAGGAGTTTCACCAGTCTCATACATAAATTCACGTTCTTCTTCACTTAGATATTCTTCACATATTTTTGCATTATAATTATTTACTTTCTGCATAATGAAATCATCAAGATAATATGTTACATCTCCACAAGTAATTGAAATATCAGAACCATAATTAGGATTAGCTACCATTTGTATTAGATTATTCAAAGTATTCGCTCCACAATCGCCAACATTCTTAGAAGTTAATACCTGTATGTTTTCAACATCATTACCCTTTTCAAGTAATTTTTTGTAAAGAGCAACGGCATTTTTAGGAATGTCCTCTGATTGTAAATCAACAAAAGTATAATCTTTATTATTTCCAAAAGTTGTAACCTTTTGCCTCATAGACTTATCTAAATAAGATTTGCATTGTCTAACATCGGTAGCCACTTTCATTAAACCACCCTCACCATATCTAAATACCTGAGTAAGTGTTGATGTGGGTATTAATTTACTTTGCATAAAGTCATGTAATAAATTACCACAACCAACAGAGCAGAGCTGAGCATTATCTCCTATCATAAGAAGTTTAGTAGTATTAAAATCTATTGCTTCAAGAAGTGCTTTGAATAAATAAATATCAACCATACCGAACTCGTCCACGATAATAACATCGCAGTTAAATTGATGGTATTTATTCATACCAAATGGGGTGTAATAGTTATAAGTAATATTTTTATCTTTTGGATTTATAACCTTACCATCCTGATAATAAAAACCATTAGGATTATAACATAATCCACGATGAATCGTAGCGGTTGGTCTATGTGTGTATTCTTTCAAAACTTTCGCAGCCTTGCCTGTGGGAGAAAACAAACGATAGGTTTTATGATTATCTTCCAACATATTGATAATTGCCTGTGTGGAAAACGATTTGCCTGTGCCACCTGAACCATTAAGTACACATATTTGATTACTACATAGATTACTTAAAACATTCATTTGTTCATCCGAAAGTTGGCAACCATTAACTGTTCTATATTTCTCAATATTAAAAGTCCACATAGTCTGAAAATCATTTAAGCCACTAACAATACGTTTAGCAATATATTCTTCTGTGTCATACGTTTTAGACAATGCGCAATCCATAGTTAACTTATCATACCATATTGATTTATCTTTGATGGCTTCTGTAAATTTATCAGCACAAGCAGGAACAAGTTTCATACACTCTTTTCTTAACTCTGCTAAATTCATTTTGGTATGACCATTGTTTTCATTCTCCTCTAATAAATAGATGATAGAGGACAAACATCTTTGCATACTGCTTTTAAGTTCATAATCAAACTCAATAATTGGTGGCTTGTTATTTTTTATGTTATCCTTAGAAACTTTTTCAATTTCAAGAAGTGTCTTATCTGCTGTCTTAAAACCAGTATGAGCTAAACCACACAAACATTTGTAAGGGTTTTCTTTAAGTTTCTGTTTTAATACCTCAATAGAAGTATATTTATTATAAATACGTTTAATAATCGGGAGACTAAGATAGCCTCGAAAGCTAACAACTAAGTCAGACAAGCAGAAGTTATCAATTATCTTCTGCTTAATCTTTTCAAAAGTTTTTTCCTTTATTCCTTTTAGCTTATCAAAATCAATATCATCAAGTCTGTTTTCTTTTACTCTTTGTACTATGTCAGGGTACACATTCCATAAAGTTTCTGCCTGACTAATTGTTAGTATTTCCGATAAGAATATAAACATATCGTTAGCGCTAACAGGCTCATTTCTTTTAATATTGACAACTTTATAGCTCCAACCGTTTTTAGTTTCCTGTTCAATACCTATTATGTTGTATTCAATCCCCTGCTCTAAGCAAGGAATGTCGCCATTAATTACAACATTATTCCACTTACTTTTCTTTAAATCAGGATAAGTATTGCTGTCAACATCAAGCGCATAGACCTTAAAACTATCGCTATTCCATACCTCTCTTACAACACGACCAACAAATTCTATTTTTGTTTCTAACTTAGCGCCCAATCTATTCACCTCATTATTCTTTCCTAACCTCATAACTCTCTAAAACTAATTCTGTTTCATCTGTTGAAACCCATTTTAATTCGCCATTGACCAATTGCTGTTTTCGTTTAAATTCTTCGACAAATTGATTTACATGAATCATAGAAAACAGTCCAATTGGATTTTTCTTGTATACACTTGCTTTAGTTATTTTGGTTTTAAGTTCATTGCCTGTATTTACGTTGTGTAGTAATAAGTACGGTTTAGTGGCATCTTTATATGTTTTAAATCCTACGACTATCCATAAATCATTATCAATTGCGTTAAATGTTGTTAAGGTGTAATTTAAAACTTTTAAATCAAATTTTATTTGCTCACGATAACTCATTGAATTATTTTTTAAATAATTAGTAGCGAACTCATTAAGCAATCCAATGTTATCTATTTCAGAGTATTGTTTTGCTGTTTCTTTGTGAGCATATTTTTTAATTAATAAATCACTAATACCATACTGTGCATAAGACAAAATTTTATTTTTAGATATTTGCTTACAAGTTCTAAATGCAGGAAGTATTGTTTTGCTTTTTTCTTTTATGCCATTATAAATTTGATATAAAGATAAAAGATATTGATTATTTCCGAAAGCAGAGAAGAAATTTAAACCAATAACAGTTTTTAATTGAGGTGTATCAATAGATAAGTTTTTATCGTTAATTGCATCAAGCACATCAATAAACGAACCTTTAATTGTGCCAAGACTCATAAGCTCGATGGCAACTTGCTTGTTACAATCTCTAAACGTATTTGTCCCCATCATAATTCCATCTTTATAAATAACAGTGGTCGAAGAACAATCATTATATTTACCTAAATAAATAGGAATGTTTAAACGTTTGGCTTCTATGATACATTCTGATATTTTGTCGATATTATTACTTACTGAGTTAATCCACGAACACATAAACTCTCTAGGATGATATGTTTTTAAATACATACAAATGTATGCTATTATAGCATAAGCCGCAGCATGAGATTTATTAAACGAATACTTAGCAAAATCAAGCATTGATTCCCACAGAGAGTCAAGTTGTTCCTGTGTCCAACCTCGGTTAGATAAACCGTGAAATAGTTCAGGCTTAATTTTATCAAGCAGCTCTGCTTTCTTTTTGGCTGTCGCTTTTCTAAGTTCATCAGGATTGGAAAGATTTGCAAGTCTACCGATTTCAATTAGCTGTTCTTGAAAAACTATAATACCATAGGAGTCTTTAAGTATTGGTTCAAGGTCAGGGTGTAAGAACTCGTATTCTTCCACACCTTTTTTACGATTTGCATAATTATCAATATACTTCATGCTGCCTGGACGATACAAAGCATTGGCAACAGTCAAGTCGAAAATAGAGTTGCACTCTATTTTTTTTAGAGTCCCTTGCATGCCAACCGACTCAAACTGAAAGACTCCCGATGTAAAACCATCTCTAAAATTCTTTAGAACCTTTTTATCGTTGAAATTCAAGTTATGCGGTGCTATGTATTCATAATCTTTACCTATCATATCTAGTGTATCATAGATAACATCTATGGTTCTTAAACCAAGGAAATCGGCTTTAATAAGACCTAGGTCATCTGCCGTGTGCATATCTCCTTGCAATATAACAAGTCCATCGTCATTAATGTCTACAGCATTATAATATACAACTTCATCCATAGAGATGACCTTACCGCAGGCATGGGCAGAAAATGACTTCGGCAATCCAACCAAATGTTTAGCATATTCAAATAATTCTGGATATTTGTTTTTGTAGCTATCAAGCAATCCTAGTTCAAGAACTTCGCCTATTGTTTCATCGTTAAGCTGTGCAGTCATAGCATTAGTAATTTCAAAAGGAATATTGAGTACCCTACCTATATCTTTAATCGCACTTTTCGCCCATATATACTGAAACGAACCAAGGCTTACAACTCTATCTTTACCATATTTATTAATAACAAATTCCAAAACTTTTTCTCTATCAGCTTTGCCGAAATCTGAATCCACCCTTGATACCCTCGGTTTCCCGATATTTATTAGGGGAGTAGACTATACCTTTACCCTGATTGTCATAAACAATCAGGAGTAGACAGTACCTAGTCGTTGAACCTTCCTCTATTCGAGGCTCGGCTGCTGATTTCCCATTCATATAACACTTAGGACACGGTAAACTCGTGCTTTTATTTCACCTTATGTCATCCTGTTAATTTTTTCTGCTTTCGCTACATTCACGCTTGTACTTATTTCATTACTACGTTGTAGTTTAACAGGCTTTAGGGCAATTGTTCCAGCAATTCTCTGTCTAATAATTCACACCATTACTGGTATAAACGACTATTTATTAAGAATATAAATTTTTTAATAAGAGATACCTTTCATATTTTCTGTCTAAATAAATATTAGCATCTTGATATAAATAATTTAGAATATTTAATGTTTGTTTATTCCCTCCATACTCTAAACTATAATTATTCACTTCGTTTTTTCTTCGTTTCTGTAATTTTGGTATCTTCTTTTTATTATTTAAAGGCAAATAATTATTTATCCCATATAACATTTCTTTAGTGGAACATATCTTAATTGCAAAAACATATCTATTAATATTATTTTTATGTTTATGATATGTAATACACCCATCGCCATCGACATAACCTCTTATAAAATGTCTTATCATTTCTTCGCTAAGAAAATTGGGAAAAGAAATAATCTCAGTCTTATTTATATATACACCTTTGTCTATCAACTGTTTACATAAATGTTCATCAATAATATACAATCTACAATATTGATTATGATGATTTCCATTGTATATACGAATAGGATTATTCGTTCTCATAAAGCGTTGAAATTTTTCCAAGTGCGAAATGTCTTTGGCTGATAATGCTAATGATACTTTAAGATTACTTCCAGTATTCACAACACAACCATCAGCATATAAAAATCCTAGCCAATATGCTTTTTCTTCTGTGTCAATGTTGTCAAATATTTGGGAATCATTATAGTATCGTTTTGAATTGTAATTATTGCCTCTTATTGGAATATTTTCTTTTTGTATAAGAGAATATATTTTATCATACTTATAACCATATTTTTTGGTTAATGCTAAAACGCTATCCCCTTTTTTATAATCATAGATAATTTGATTTTTTATTTCGTTTGGAACAACTATGTATGCCAATTACGTCACCATATTATCTCTTATTATAAATCTATTCTTAATATTTAATCAGGAATCTTCAACTGTTTCTTAGTTATTTTACCTTGTGCCAAAAGTTCCAAAGCACCTACATCTATAAACCTTTCAAAATACAACCCAAATTCAATAGGGTCTATGTCAGTAATGTTAGTTAAATAACATACTAGGCTACCGCCAGCAGAACCTCTAGCAATACCTCTGCGCTTCACAGAATTACAGTAACTATCCACCAACAAAAAATAGCCCTCAAACCCCATCTTCTCAATGGCGTTAATTTCATAAGCAAGACGTTTTTTGTATTCATCTTTATTGAGTTTTTCATTGATGTGTTTAGCATACCAACCCTTTATGCAAAGTTGTTTAAGATAGTCAAGTTCTGATTTGCAATCATCGGGGATAGGAACATGAGGCATGATAGGTGCAGATAAAGGTAATTCTACATTACACTTATCGGCAATTTCATTTGTGTTCTGAATGGCTATTAAGTTTTCTTCTCGTGTTGTAGACTTACAGATTTCTAATATCTCTGTATCAGATTGAACATAACAATCATTATAAGTTTCTCCAACTTCTCTTGTTTGTCCAATCTGTACAAAAATATTATGATACTTTTGGTCTTGTTTGTTAAGGTAGTGGGCATCGGTTGTGACTACATACTTTATGTCAAGTTTTTGCGCTAGTGAAACAATACATCTATTTAACATTTGCTGTGTTGGTTCGGAATGACTTTGATATTCCAAATAATAATCATCTCCAAATACAGCTTTATATTTCAATGCAGTCTCTTTGGCTTTCTGATATTCTTTCTGTGCAATATAACGTTGAATTTCTCCTGCCATGCAAGCCGACAAAATAATCAATCCATCTTTATGTTCTTTTAATAATTCAAAATCAATTCTTGGTTTGCCATAATATTTATAATTGCATGATTTTGAAACGAGCTTATTTAAATTAATACGACCTGTTTCATTCTTTGCAATAACAACTAAATGATAATATTTATTATTCTTGTCTTTAACATTAACATCATCGCAAATATACATTTCACAACCGTATAAATATTTGATTCCATACTTCTTGCAAAGTTTATATAATTCAACATTAGAATAGACATTACCATGTTCAGTAACGCACAAAGCCTTGTCTCCTTGCTCCGCACATTTTTTAACAAGTTCTTCTGGTTCTATAATAGCATCCAATAAGCTATACTTAGTATGAATATGTATCTTTGTCACAACTATCACCAACCCTTATATTATTCTTCAATAATCCACTTGTCAAATCTATTCATTATAATCTTCTTAAACATTTTAGGAAATTCCATTATGATAGGTTCGCTTGTATCAAGACTTAAAACACCCATCAATGATGTTGCCGACACTCTGTATCTCCCTGACACAAGGTCTATTTGATAACTTACTTGCGATGCTTCATAAACAAAATTCTTAATATCATCTATCATATTCAACACAATCTTTACTCTGTCTGTATTCATTATTATTCTTCCTTTCATTATATGTCGTTTAGCCAATCTAAACTTGTATCGACAACAGAAGATTGAACTTCTGCTTTCACATCTGCTCCAACATTACCAAACAAATCAATAGCTCCGTTCTCTCTTGATTCAAGATATTCTTTATAAGGCTTGTGAAGATTTGCAGAATAAGAACATAAATTTGCAAAATAGTAGCTCTGTTTTTTAATACTTTCTTCACTATCCCAAAAACACTTATCAGATTTGGTTGTTTCATAATTGGCTTCACGGAAATTAATATCTTCAATAACACTTGTAATTTCTTCTACAAGTTTATCAATCGCTTCTTGATTTACATTAATATAAATATGGCAATCAGTTATTTTATACATATTTCGTAAATCTTCTGGCAGACATTCTATTCCATTTGTATCTAATACTTCTTTTAATATATTGTCCATTTGGTCTGTATATCCAAATTTTTTAATCCATACTTTTAAATTACTTTGAAGCGATTCACCTAATTTATATCTTTCAACATTTCTTGTTTTAATAACTCCATTTGCCTGTTGATATTCAATAGTACAATATTTTAAGAAATTGAAACAACATTTAATTCTATCAATAGGAATATTCATCATTTGCGAAAGACCATAAGCATATAACAATAACTGTGTTGAATGTTCATTTAGTACATTTCCAGTAAATATACTGCTACTTTTAAAATCTATGATATGATAATTCCCCTTGTCATCTTTAAAAATAGCATCAGCATATCCAACAAAAATATTGTGATTTACATTTATAACAATTGGTTTCTCAATTAATAATTTATGTTTATATATAGTATGATAATTAAAAAAATGTTGAAGATTAATTTTATATTTTTCTGCAATATTTGTATCTCTACTTTCATCAGTTCTATCAAATTTTAATTGAGAAATTTCTCTATATACTGTCCACCCATCGTTAAATTCAGTAATCATGTCTTCGTATTTTATTTTATTTTCATAGAATTTATCCAATGTATCATGACTTAAAGAACCAGTATAAACATATATACTATCTGTTTTGTCCGAAGGTATATGTTTAATATAGGATAGCAAATATTCATAAGGTGATGTTTGGAATGTATTGATTCTGCTATAAGACCATATTCTATTTACATTAAACTTCTTTTGAATTTTGTTTAATTCTTCATTGGTTAATCTTGCCATAACATTACTCCTTATTTGATTAATCTGTAATATCTACTTCATATTTCATCATTGCATCATAGCATTGTTTAATTATATTATGTTTATCATATTCTATTTGTGCTATTTGTTTTATTAAGTCTTCTTTCTTTTCTTTATACGCATAAAATGCTTCTTCTGGTGTATTAAACGTTCCAATATATTCTCTTGTATTTTTTGTTATTGGGTTACTATATGTAGCCATATATCTGTTATGATTGTATGTAACCCCAATCGGTAAATTACCTCTATTTTTATTTTTCTTTACAAACAAAGTATTGATATTGTTAGGAACTAAACAGCAATTATGAGCTGAATAAACTTTATTATGCTTATTAATAATATCTTTGTCTAAACACCATCGTTCTTCATTTAGCCATTTTTGAAAATTTTCTTGACTATGCAACCATTCGTAAAAATTAGGATAATACAACCATTCTTCACATACAGTACATTCTTTGTACCTCAATGATGTGCTGTCAACTCGTTTGTTCCCATATACTCTAAATAATAAATCACTCCAACATTGATACTCTTTGATGTGTCGTGACCCATTATTTGTTGGATATTTGTCACCGATAATTCCAACACTATAAATTGTTGGTAAATTTGGATTTCTAATCTTACCTTTAGTAAAATTAGACCAACAACTATTTGTTTTGTAATATGGTTTATCAAATTCAACAACCACATTTAAAGAATTTATATATTCTACACAAGTCATAATTAAGCCTTGCGTATTGATTATTTTACGTCCTGTTCTTTTTTTTGATAATTCAGAATTGTTATTTGAACCATTTATATACATATGCCTTACCCCTCATACATTTTTCCCTTTCTTCGTTAGTTTAACAAAATTTTTATGTTCTTCTTCATTATATTTAATTCTATGTTTAAACATAAAGTTATAAATTTTATTCTCAGCATCCATCGGACTATCTTTTTCTCCTTTAAGCAAATCCCATTTATCATACATATAAGATACAGGTCTTATATGATAAAATTTTTCACACATATATTGTGTCTCTTGTAACGGTACATCTTTATCAAGAGCGACAACAATCTCCACATTTAACCCAACTAAAATCCGAACTTGTTCATCACTTAACGTATGCCCTGATAAAGCCACCACTGTACTATCACATAAGCTATCACGTTTGAGTACCGATTTTTCGCTTTCAGCAACCACTACATATCCAGCCTTTTTAATACTTTCATAATTTTCATATAAGCCATACAGGTTTAAATGCTTTTGATAATGGGGAGTAATATAGTATTTTTTAATACCTAACAATTCCCAATCTTCAATAACAGTGCGTTGATTGATACCGACTAATCTACCTGTCAGCCAATCATGTATCGGAATGATTACACGATTTCTTCTATACGAATAAGCCAAACCAAATTTCTTAGCCGTTCTGTTAGTAATACCCTCTCTTAGCCAACCAATATAAAGTAATGGTACATAGTAATCCATAATGCTTTCTTGCAGATATTCTATCTCCTTAACATTAGTTTTACAGCCCAAATGTTTCTCGAATATAGCCAAAGGATTACTATTCACATTACTCTTTTTTGTTGGTTTTGACGATTTTTCGTATCTTAAAACTAGAATTTTATGTAGCCATTTTACCGCTTGAACAAAATCAAAGTCCATATTGTACTGAACTAAAGTAATGATGTCAGATTTATCATCAAAATCCTTTTCCCTAGTCCAATTTTTTACACCTAAATAATCATTATTGTAAACATTAACCGCTGAATTGTTATCCCCATCTTTATTAGCACATGAATAATACTCTTTGTATGGATGATACTTTATATTTTTACATCCGATTTGTTCTAGTATAAATTCCACTTTATCATTTTTGTGAATATACTTTTTCAACGATATTGTGTCCATACTTTTTCACCGCCTAGAAGCTGTCTGGCATAATATTCGTAATGCCTACTTCTTTAATTATATTTCTGGACTTATCGTGATTGACAACCAACTGATACGCATTAGCAGCACCCTCCTGATTTTTAACCACAAAAATAACTTGATAGGTTTTGTCTTTATCTAACTTGACCTGTACTTTTGTCTTGCCATTTTTACCTTCAAGCCTATATACCTCTAAAGCTCTCTTTTCGTCAGTGTATTCATCTTCAAATACATCACGTACCATAATGACGGTTGAAGCTACATCGACTATATTTTTTGCCATACCAACATTATTTTGCGTATAATATCGCATTACTGAACTGCCTTTCTCTAACTGAAAGGTAATCAGAATATGTAAGTTAAGAGCTTCTGTCTTTACAGTATCTTTGATATCAACCATTGATTGCTGCATTTCAAGCCATGCGTTGGCGCTAACCTTTCCTGCATCCATTTTGAATGTATCAAGGATAAAATACTTAACACCCATATGAGCATACTTCTTAATCTCTTTTATCGCTTTAGCCGTTTGATATTGTTGAAAAGGAATAACAGTAATCATATGATTTTGAGTGTTGTCTTTAAGCCATTGTGCTGCTTCGTACAATTTATCTTTTACTTCTTGACTGTACTTACCATCTCTGACAGTGTGTTTCTGAATGTCAAATTTAAGAATGTTATTACAAATCCAAACCAACATTTCTCTTTGCCATTTAGTTAAGCTGTCCTCATTAACCATAATTACAACACGTTCTTTGTATTTAATAATTGAAGGAACAACCAACGACCTAGCAAGGGTACTCTTACCGATATTACTCAGACCACCCAGCAATGTGATGCTGCCTAGCCACTGTCCATTCGTTTCTTTGGTCAATGTTGGTAAGCTGTCATAAGGTAGCCCCACCTGATACCCAGCATCTAAATCTTCTATCAATTCAAATATGCCATCGCTGATGTCATAACTCTTAACATCAGAGTCTATATTAACAAACGTATCATTAAGATAGACTTCAAGTTCATGATAGATTTCTTCTGCTGTCATATCAGTATATTCCGACAGCTTATCTTTTATAGGAAAACCTCTCTTAATAAGTTTAAGAACAGCATTCCATTTCCTCAGTTCTGCTAAGTAACCATCGAAATTTGATACATTTATATATCCTGTAGCTGCTTTAATAGTTTCATATCCATTGTATTCTTCATATTTTGCTTTGAGCTTATTGTGCTTTTCGAGAAACATTCCGATGGTAATTTCATCAAGAGTATTTTTCTTTTCAACTAAGATTAGCTCTCTAGCAATTTCAAAATACACACGCCATACATTGTCATGGAAATCTTCGAGTTGAAGATTTGTATTATATAATAATTCTGGTTCTTTATAAATTATTGAAACAACATTTGCTTCTGCACCAGTCTTATATTCCAAAACTTTCTTAGCGGTATCTATCTGTTCTTTTTCAAATGGTGTTAGCTTTTTATTTTTCTCAGCCACATTAGATACCTCCTGTCTTTGTTACCACATATCATCAAATTTATGTGTATTAGTATTATTTTTAGATTGATAATTAGCTCTATCTTCATTCAAAATCTGAGCAAAATCAATTGTGTTACTTTTCTCAATGGCTTTTTCGGAAACTTTCATTCTGTTATAAACATCGTTTATTTTACTTTCGACTATAGTGCAAAAGTAGTTGAATTTATGTTGTTCCGATTTAAAACTTACGGTCTGTTTTGCTCTTTCAATTTCCAACTTACAAAATTTAAAAGTGTTAAGAATAACTATATAGGAATAATTCGCATTACTTTCGATTTTGTTGTTAGCTATATATTTATTTGTTGCCATTCCACGCAATCGAAGAAATATAAATTTAGACAAAGATTGATTACTGTCGTATTCAAGAACAACATCGTGAACATACTCACATAATTCTCTCCAATCTTTGTCTTTATAATTTGTATTTAATTTAGTGTTTGACATACAACTACCTCCTGCCCACATAGTCCAACGCCATGTGGGCAACTTCTTGTTTGATATTTGATATTAAAGATTTTCTATGATTCCCAAAATCTTATTAGCATCATCAATGTTATTTATTTCTTTTGGATTTTTATAGTTCAATTCCCTTACCGAATCAAGTACAGGTTTAACAATTTCGAGATTAGACTTGTTTTTCTCGAAGAAATCAAATATCTTAGCCATTACAACATCAAGTTCACCTTTTGCCTTTTTTGCTTTTTCTGCTTCGGCAATTCTCTTTTCAGACTCTCTTTCCAATTTTTCCTGCTTCTTCTTGGCATCTGCGAAACTCTGACCTGACTTCTGCTGTTCGCTCTTAATAGCATCAGTGATAGCTTTAATAAGTGCATCTGCATCAAGTGGTATAGACTCTACAATATCAGCAAACCTAGACTTACTATCAATAACATAATTGTCATCTCTGAACGTAATCTTTCTAGTCTCGCCCTTTACAACACCCTTCTTAATATCTTCCTTAGTAACAACATTTTTCTTGCCTGTTTTAACCTTAACTATTTCTCTGTCGATGGCAGCAACTCCAAGGAAATGAGACTTAGTTTTCATTGCATTAAAATATTTCTGTGGCATATTAGAAGTAAGCTGCAAGAAATCCTCTCCTGTAACTGCATCAGTAATATTTCTTGACTTAGTGTGACCAATTACAATAAATGATACACCAACCTTTTTGAGCGACCACAGAGCATCAAGTACAATCTCAATAGTCTTATCTTCGCCAGCCTGAAATCCGCCAAAGGCAGCCTTAACACTATTCACTCTCTTGGTAGGATTAGCTCTATTGTGCATATCAATTACTTCGGGTTCAGCAATAGCAAACAATTCATCGTAAGTATCAATAACAACAACTTTCAAGTTGTTCCAATCAGTTGACTTATTCTCAACAACATCTTCGATAAAATCAACAAAACCGATACTATTGGTTTCTTCATTGTAATCGGCTGACCACTCAGGGCAATTAAGATAGTTAATACCGCTAATGGCATCAGCACCATCTTCCTTGCCAATTTCGAGAAACATATACCCATCTTCACCCGCCAACTTTTCGCAATATTCCTTAATTACTGTAGTCTTACCTATACCACTTTCGCCTATCAACATCAGATTATATTTCAAAGGGTCAATTCTAATTTCGTTTTTCTTACCGTACTTCATATATCGTTCACCTTTCTTGTATGTAATTTAAGACCATAAATGTAATATTAAAGATTGTTAAGCCAATCCATACTTGAACTGCTATCAGTTTCAGTGTCATCTTCGTTGTCTATATCTTCTTTTGCATTATCATTTTCTTCTGCGTTATCTTCGGCATCAGGAATGTCAAAATACAAATCATCTTCTGTGTATTTGTTGGCAAAAATCTGCAAAACGGGTATCTTATCATCGCCTACCTTTTTAATAAAAGGCTTAGTAAGTATCATGTGCTGTTCTCTATTACCACTAGAACTGCATCTCGCCAGAGCTTCTTCTTCTGTATAAATACCCATGTCTATCAGGTCTTTAATGTCTTGGGGGATGTCATCAAGTGTTGCCTGAACAACAGCACCGCCCTCTACAAACTGCCCCTCGAACGTTGCCTGAGAAACATCCTTTTTGACTTTAAACAGCTTGTTCATAATTTTCTTAACCTGTTCCTGATTAGTTAAGTCAGGGAAAGCGTACTCAAACTGTTTAGGATAAGGGTACTGTCCTTTAATTTCCACCCCATTGATTTCCTTGACATAATCAAGAACTCTAGCATCAACATACATGATACCTCTGTCCTTATCAATGTTTTTCAAATTAGCAGAAGCCTTATCAAGAAGAACAGACTGTGTAAATGTGGCTCTGAACTTTTCGGGTTCTGCCTTACTCAATACAATGCTAGTAATATTCTTTCTTACCTGTGTTGTACCTTTATAGTCCGAATAATTCAAATTGCCCTTAACATTAACAACCATACCATCTTCAAGATGTTCCTGAATATAAGCAATAGCATCATACGCAGACAAGAACTTCTTACAGAATGTCTTGTTTGTCTTAGCTGTCGTTTCCAAACCAACAGTTATGAAGCACAGGCTGCCACAGCTTTCAATGATTTCTTCATCAAATCTGTCCTCCCAATTAACCACTATCTTATTCTCAAAATCATCCTTACCATCATCATCCTTACCATGTGCATAAATAACATTCTCTCTTTCATCGGCATAGCCGCCCATCATTTCACAGTATACTGTGCCGAACTTCTCACCACAATCAACACCAAGGTTGAATGAGTTATAAATCCAGTCTGATTTTTCAGACTTTTCGTCAATCTTAAACGTATAGTCTGAAACTTTTGCTGTGCCGACCAAATTGAAATTTGACACCCAGTCTGTCTTAGTAATCTGATTTGTTTCTTTCTTATTCTTTGCCATAATAATCCTCCTTAATTTTATATGTAATATAAGAACATTGTTAAAAAATAAAGTTATGTTCTTGACTTACATATATATTATATACTATTTATCACATAATGTCAATAGCATTTTGCGTTAAATATTTATGAATTGTTTTACCTTTTGCTTTTGTTAATTATTTCCAATTGTCGTTGAATATCTTTTACAGTATCGCAAATAATAACAGATGAAAAATTTTGTTTTAAATTATACTCTGTAGCAAACGCAATATTCCAAGGTTTAGTCAACAATATATTAATTGTTGTTTCTGATGCTAATTGCAGATTGTCAATACAATCATCTATAACTACATCTGCTTTTACCATTTGTTTATTTTGTATAACGATTAAACGGTTTTGAATGTAATAATAAATATATGTAAAATCATGTTTACTGTGTAGAGTAATTGCTGATGCTAGTTCAGCAGATTTAATATATATATTTTCAATAGATGTTGCTGTTGTAAAATATAAATCATATATACCGTCATCTATTATTTGAGCAATCCATTCAACGTCCCACTTTAGTATTCCCCAAATACGACTATCCAAAAAGTATTGTGATATTTTGTTACGATATTCAGTTTTAACATATCGTTCTATGCTATATGTTTTAATATCTTGTTCGCAAAGATTATCGCCAGAATCTTCATTATAAAGCTGCAAAACACATTCAGTTAAATTATTTAATACTCCATCTATATCACAGGAGATAACCATTTAATCACCTCGCAATTTACCAACTTGTATAAACATCAATCACACCATAATCGCAACCGCAGTCATAGACCTTACCTTCCTTTCCGAATGGAGTATCGACTATCGTACCTTTGCTTAGTGAACTTGCAGCTACGCAGATATAGCCCTCTCCGTCACATACAAAGCCGTCAGCATCAGTATATCTACCCTCAATGTCAAGCCCATACCCAGGCAAAACTCTCTCAGAATACCAAGTATACTGATAATTACCCCAATACAAACGCCCCTGATTATAGAGGTCGTATGGCGTGTAATCCGCTGCAACTACCGAATATTCATTCTCTGTAACAGCTTCACACAGTTCGGGTTCTGGCTGTTCGTCAGTCACAGGCGCAACAGCAGTCACAGCTACACTAATTTCGCATTCGGTTTCATTGCCAATTTCAGGAGTTATAACCTCAAAATCACTCTGATTTGAGTTTATCTCGGTGTAAATAACCTCAGTCTGCTCAACCTCAGTGTTATTCTGCGTGTCATTTATACTACTACTGTCATTAACTTCCGAACTATCGAAACTACATTCCGAACTATCATTCAGTGAACTATCATTCAGAGAACTACTGCTCTCAACATTACTGCTACTATCCGTAATAGTCTTGTCTGTCGTAGTTTCGTCAATTGTTGTTTCTTCATCAGTGGTAATTATAATATCAGCCTGAGAAGAACTTACATCTTCTGTTCTCTTATTAATGCAACCTGTCATTATTCCTGCGGCAGAGAGGACAATCACCACCTCTGCCAGTATTCGTATATACTTCTTATTCATTAATATCAACCTCTTTCTTAAATTATTGTGTTATATCATCGTTGTATCTACATAGCATATCAACAATACCTATAATATCCTCTGCTAATTCTTCTATTTTTATATCAGCCGAAACGTGCATATCATAAAGGTAGTTTATTAATTCTTCCATTGATATTTTTTATCCTTTCTTGATATATCTTTGCTTGTAAAATTGCTCGTTGAAAGTAATCTATTTTTTTACACATTAAATCATTTAATTCGTTACATACTTCAACAATTTCCTCAAAAGTATCTGCATAATAATTATTACGACAACTTACACTTTTATCTTCTTTGCCCAATAATTTATAATTAAATTTATTATTTCGTATTTCTCCATGTATAGGCATACACCAATCATCATTATTCTTTTTATAAGAAACTGCCCATATCGGTGTATTCCTTGGAGCATCGTCAGCCTTATAATATTTCATATTATCACCTACCATTTTATAATATATTTTTGAGTCGTTGGATAATATGGGTCTTGTAAGATAGAACATTTTTCTTCTACGTTATATCCCATATCAGTTAAAATGTTTTTATAGAAATGTACACCTTGGCTCTTAATCATATCTGCTTCTTCAATCACACATTCGTACTCACCATTCTTACAAGCCTTATCAATTATTTTACTAATATATTCGCAGAACTTATCCTTTAATACTTTTTCTTCTAAACACTTGTCTGTTTTTTCTCTTGCTTGTTTTGCAGTCATTATCAGTGAACTCATATCTTATTCCTTTCTCTTATTAATTTCTTCTTTAATATTTTGATGAAAAGTCAACCATTTAGGTTTGTCTATTTGTTCATCTCCATATCCGATACCTATGTTTTCGGATTCTCTTATATCTCTTTCAATAATATTTAAAGTCTTGTCTGATAAATATTTTATTAATGGAGTAATATAATCAATAACCAAATGTGGCATATACGTTCTTCTTCCTAATGAATATCGTATTGCGCATATAAGCATGGTTTGAAAATTTTCATCGTCAATATTAATTGTATTCACTCTATCACCTCTCAGTCAACATATACTCCAATGTATTCAAGTACCTTACCTTTAAGAATTATCATAGTCTTCACGCTCCTTATTAAGAATATCGCACACCTTTTGAGCGATTTCTTCGGTTGGGAAAAACACAGTCGTTGCCTCTGACCACCCTGTAGTTGAATCACAAACATATTTGTTGTTTTGTTTATCATAAAGAGCATAATGTTTGTCATCTGCTCTTACCCAATCAGGCTTATAGTCAGGACAATAAATATCATGCAGTCGTTCCAGCTTCAATAAAAGTTCAATTTTATCAAGTACCTCTTTGGCTCTTTCTTTGGTTTTGAAACAATTATTTTGGTCAACTCTATTTTTATCTATCAAAGCATCCATATAGACATCGGACTTTACATCCAATTTACACCCTGGAAAACGAAAGTCTACAAAGTAATACTTCTCGTCCCGAGTTATTTTAAACTTCGGTTCATTCTGCTCTTTGACAAGCTGTTCCTTTTTTGTTTCTGCTTCCTGAATTTCATCATTCAGTTTAGTTATCATGTTCGACAACCTTGTGCTTTCTTCTCTTAACACATCAATATACGTGTCTAATGAATTAATATAAGCCTCTGCATTAGCATTAACGTTGTTCATTATTTAATCTTCCTTTCAACTGTAACGATTGTATCATTATGCCAACCACCATGAGGAACAAGTAATATCTCTTGTATTTCAAAGCCGTACTTAACACCTATACCACCACTATTCCAAGCACAAGTGATACATATGCCGTTAGGCTTAACTATACGAGCGATTTCTTTCTTTTGGTTTGACCAATAGCTTGCTTGTGTGGTTTGCATATTTACTGTTTGGTTTAATGCTTTATAACATTCACTTACCTGTCTTGGTGAATACGGTGGGTCGTATAACACCACATCAACAGAATTAGTATCAAACATTTTCAAAAAATCTAAAGCATCCATGTGATAATCGGTATCATATTCATCTCTTTATCGCGTGGATAAGCTCTATCGTACCAATCAGTAAAGTCTTTTTCGAGTGCATTAGCGTCAATCAGTCTTACTTCGTTCATTTTTCCTCCTTGATTTTAATATCTACCCTTATCAAGTTACTGCCTACTTTATAAACTGTAATATCATCTTTAAACAGCTTATCAGCAAGACCAGATTTTATTGCCTCTATAGCCTTTTCCAACCATTTTACATCCATTGTTATTCCTCCTTATTATTCATGGTCATCAGCCTCTTCGTCAGATGGTACATCGACATAAACAATAATAGCCTTTTTCCACCATGAAGAAGTCATTTCTTTAATTATCATATCAATTTCATCGTTTCCAAAGCAACAGTTTTTCAATTCATCTTCATGGTCAACATAATATTCTTCTTCAAGGTCATTCTTGTCATCATAATAACGTGTCTTGTAGCAACAGTATTCTCCGACTTTAACATTACTTATTGATGCTAACCAGTTTGCATAGGAGTCATCAACCACCACGTCACTGTTTACCATAAAGATAACAGGTAAATCTGGATTAGCTATTATGAGTTCTCTTAATTTCTGCTCGTGTTCATTCATATTTTGCTCCTTGCTATATTTTATTTATTCTCTTACCAAACATATACTGTAATCTTGTTATATCATGTTTCTGATACTCAGCCTTATATCTATTATAATGCTTCCACGCTCTTATCGGATATAGCAAAATCAATAATATAGGATATAGTAAGCCCATTGACCAATATTGTCCCCATTCTTCGTTAAACATAGTAAAAATAAATCCAATAGTCCAGAAAACAAATAAATGTATTATTATCTCTGTCAACATCAATCATCACCAACCTTTACACAGCACCATAAAACAAAAGCGATTATCAGACTTATAACAATTATAGCTTTCATGATAATTCTCCTTACATTTCCGTTGCTTCTTCTATGGTTTCATAATCATAATCTATAATATTATTTTTTTCTTCTGTAGGTTTTTCAACCTCTGATTTTATACCTAGCATCTTTGCTCCGCATTTGGGACAATACGGTTCAATCCAACCACCCTGAGTTCGTTGATTGCAATTACTACAAATATCTGGTGGAGATACAAAATTAGACTCTGTAATCCAATAACCAAGATTATTGTTCATGTTATACGCTGCCATTTAATCACCTTCTGCTTTAATGCAAGCATACATTATTATCGCTATAAGTGAACATATCAATACAAACATATATTCCTCCTTTATTCTATTGACAAGATTTTTAAACACTTTTCTAATTCATTTAAAAATTTATCAATCTCTTGTAACCTTACATTGAGTGCCACGTTAGACTCTGGAAGTGTAATCCGAATTGTTCTTAGTATGTCACGCTCACTTAGTCCAATTGCTTTAAGTACATGAGATGGTTTATTAGCATGAGAATTACAAGCAGAACCAGAAGAGATATAATATCCTGCTGTATCAAGCATATATATTAACGCTTCGCCTGTTATATTTTGTGAAAATGTGACATTAATATTATTAGCAAGTCGATTATTCTCAGAACCATTTAATGTGCAACCAAATCTATCTCTTAATTGCTGCCACAAATAGTTTCTTACTTTTAACTGATTAGTATAATTAGTTTGCATTTCAGCTTTACGAAGTCTAACTGCTTCTGCAAAACCTATAATATAAGGTACATTTTCTGTGCCACCACGCATACCATTTTCCTGAGTACCATAAATTAAAGGTTTAATTTCTATACCATTCTTTATATAGAGAAAACCAATGCCTTTTGGAGCTTGAATCTTATGTCCACTTGCAGTCATCATATCAATATCAAGGTCTTTAACATCAATTGACATATGTCCAAAAGCCTGAGTAGCATCACAATGGAGAATAGCATTATGCCGATGTACTATATCAGCTATTGTTTTTATGTCTTGAATAGTTCCTATTTCATTGTTAGCCAACTGAATAGTAACAAGTATTGGAAGTGTATTTTGAGTTTGGTCTTGCCAAGAAACTATCTTGTTTTCTAAAGCTGTAATATCTACAAACCCTCTACTGTCAACTGGTATAGTTTCATCGATAATATTATGTATCTTACTTTCCGCTTCACAACAAGCATTGATTGAATGATGTTCAATTGCACTTTTTATAACTATTGTAGGGACATCATCGTGCGCCTTTGCAAATCCCTGTATAGCCCAACAATTCGATTCAGAACCTCCACTTGTAAAATAAATCTCACTACTATCAGCATTAATAAAGTCTGCAATTTTAGTTCTTGCTCTAATAATATCGCCTCTTATTTCCCTAGCCTTTGAATAAAGACTTGATGGATTGTAATAATGCCCTGAAAAATAAGGTTGCATAACTCTATATATTCTAGGATGTACTGCTGTAGTAGCAGCATTATCAAGGTTTAGATGTTTGGTTATCTTAACTGTTGTATTCATTTATTCTCTACACATCTTTTCTATATTATTTTTAACATTTCCAATTTCTTCATTAAGTTCAGCAATCTTATTTTTATCTTCTTCGTTGAGTTCAGCCTTATTTTCATATTTATTTTTTTCAATCTCGCATTGCTTCTTAATAGCTCGGAGGTATGCCAAATGAATCCCAAACCCCATATTAAAATCATCGCCCTTGTAACAAGTTACTTTTGCTGTTACATAAAACTTATCAGAAGTGAATATTCTTACTTCAATTTTCTTAAAATTAGTTCTATAAAAACAAGTTACATCGCCCAAACCATCAGTAATAGGATGCCAATGAGTCCATTTACCTATAGCATTTACTGCTTTGTCAAAATAATTTGAAAAATCAGTAACACTAACTGCGCAAGCTGCAACCTTTGTTGTACAATCTCTTAGAATTATATTTGTACTTGTAAAATCTGCAACCTCATACATATTACCTACATTCTGCATCTTATCAAAAGGCTTTATGAGAACTACCTTATCACCACGAAATACTGTTACTGCCATATTCATATCCTCCTCAATTAATAATGTTTATACTTTATGAAATCTATTATAGCTTCTATCCATTCTTCTATCTTATCAAGTATTTTTCTCATTGAATTTCACTCCTTCGATTTTCATAATTTCATAAATTAATTCATTATGATAGTTACCTTTTCTATCCTTGACTACATTATGTAAAATTACTTTATTACCACGAAAGTGCTTACACAATTTGTCATAATGTTTTTCAACAGGATTACCGCCTATCATTCGCCATTCAATTCTACGATAATCATTAATCAATTCTTTCATCTTTTTGTAAACATCAAATCCAATAATAGGATTATTTTTGTCAAAAGAATACAATCCGAAATTCTGTACACTTTCACAATGATTATTTATCCAATAGGTAAAATAACCTATAACTTTATCTTGATAGGTATTTGAATCTATAATTGCCCATTTGTAGACTCCCTCGGCAGGAGCTAAGTCAGGTATTGTATTGCAATAAGGATATCCATTATATAAAAACATATCATCGTCATAAAGATGTTCAGCAAATAATTTTTCTAATTCATTTTTTTTAAATATTGCTGGAACTAACATAGTCAATAATCACCTCTACTTATACACAATAAAATTTTTTCCATAGACCTCATTTATCATATCAAACACTCTGCCTAGTCCTAAACCATCTTTACTAGGCGACCATATCTGCTTAGGATTCCAATTAACCCAACCCCATTCATCGGGTTCAAGTGATAAACCAGGCACATAAAAAGGATTATCAATCCATTGACCGCCATTGATACAATAATTATATTTGTCAGGATGTGTTTCTTTGAGTTTTAAATATCTGCTTTCTTTATCTAAATGACACCCAAACCCACAGTATATACAGCCTGTCCTTTGCACACCTGTTAATCTTAGCTCTCCATACTTCTCAACAACCTTTCCATACACAGAACATATTTCAAGATTATATCGTTGAATATATTCAAGTATATCCTGTTCAGTCCAAAACGATAATGGTTGAGATGAAATTTTTGAACCATCAAAAGCATTACAGCCATGCTTTAGCCATGCTTGTTTTCTGAGCCTACTTTCGCTAGTCAGCGTTCCGATATATCCGTACATTGATGTAGACTTTTCGTACTTATGTATAGGTCTTTTCTTCATTACATCACAACAATAATGGCTCACAAGAAATGGCATATCTCTTGCTATTGGTAGCCACTTCTCTTTATTAAAAGCTGATTTAGTTTTCTTTCCGACTTCATCCAAACCCATCATCATCTTGTCGCACTCCAAGCAATTCTTCTCTACATTTAAGTATTGTTTTCTCTCGGGGTACTTTCCTAGAAGCATCTTGCGATAGCAACTGTACTCTCTCTCTCTCTCTCTCTCTAATCTTTCTTGCGTAATAAATTGCTTTGCTTACTTCTTTAGAAATTATAGGGTAGCCATACTTAGTAATTACCTTATGAAATCCCATCTCAGGATAAACAATTTTTGCATTATTCTTTCGTGCTATTTGCTGTATCTCAGGATATTCAAGTCCCGTATTAGAAAATACAACATCTACATTTGGCAACACCTTACGCACCAAATCCAACAGAACTGTGCTATCCTTGCCGCCTGAATAAGAGACATATACTTTGTTCTCAAAGTGTTTAGCAAACTCTAGTATTCTCGTCAAACTAATAGCTATCTTTTCATCAAGAGTTTTGCTTTGCAATTCTCTTAACATTTCATTTGTATATTCACTCATTTAATACCTCTCTTGTTCTGCACTATCCCAACCATATACACTATCACAAACTTCAAAAGCTATATGTTCCATATATTTCTGTTCAATCTTCTTGATACATAGCTTAATGCCAAGCTCTTTATTGTAATTCTGTTCTGTTACACATGAGCTTGACTCCACCATTACAAATCCATTGGCAAATCTCACAGCTACAATTGTTGTTTTATGGAATATTGTCTGAACTTCTATATCTGCTTTAGCCAAAGCTCTGTTGAAAAAATCATTGTCAGTAAAATATTCTGAATTATACTCTTTCTTTTCGACTTTTTCAAAAGCTGTAACTGCTATTGGATATGAAACACAAATAAATTTAGGATAGCTTTCTGCTATAAAATCCGAAACAAAAATTACACAATCAGTATGTTTCGCCAGAAGAATGAACGTCTTTCCTACATATCTATCGGTACAATCTCCATCTTCGGTATTCCAACTCTTAATCATTATAAACTTTTCTCCAAGTTCCCAATCTCCAATTATATCTCTTATATCTTTTTCTTTAATAGCCATATTAAATTCACCTTTCTTATTATTAATCTGTATAATCTTCTTCAATAGATTGCCCCTCTCGCAAAGGACAATCACAATATCTGTAGTGCATAACGCAGTAATAATCTGCATCGTCATCTTCAATCGCTAAAGGACAATTTATACAATTACCTGATTCAAAACTATCAGGCATAACTAATGTTAGTTTGTATTCTTTCATTTATTTCTCCTTGATTTCGACTAAGGGACAGAAGTCAGGCTTAGGTTTTTCAATGTCTGTATACTTGCCAATGTAGTTTATTCTATTGCTATTTGTTCTGTTAGGTACTATACAATGATAAGCCCATTCACCACCATGACCCATTATCCAATCACAAAAGCAACAATCACCACATCTTTTAGGCATTTCCCAACCTTTAATACCAACCATATTATTCCTCCAATTTCATTCTCAATTCTTATACACCTTTCTGTATGTAACATCAGACCATATTGGGATAATAAACACTTAGTTTTTTTCTAATACTAGACACTATCTGCCCTACCCTCGGATAAGATATATCAAACTTATCTGCTATCTCTCTGTATGTTATCCCTTTGTATAAACAAATAATTATCTGCTGCTGTCTGTTATCAAACAATTCCTTTATCAAATTGCGTATACAACACAAATCATCGGGAAGAATATCATTGTTAGACATGCAGTCATACAGTCCTTCATCATCAGTATCATTGTCTGAGTATGTATAATCTAAGCTCAAAACATCGCAAGTTCTTTTTTGAGCATTACTATCACGGTAATTACGACCGAGAACATTCCTCATATTTATAAATGCTAATGTAGAAAATGCACCATACTCAGGATTATAATTTATTGCTGTCGTACACAATCCATCAACTAAGGCATCATATATGTTTCCGTCTGTAATGTCAAGCCTATGTACTCCTGCATACTTATAGATTAATCTGTAATTATCTTCCACAAGTTTTTTCTGTTCAGCAGTTAAAGTCATAATAATTCTCCTTATTATTCGTCAACATAAATCTTTACGATAATATTTGTTTTTTCTTCTGCAAAAGTTTCCTGAATTATCTTATAAATATAATCATATTCATTAAGGTTTTCACAAACTAATGCAGGGATAGCTATTGTTTTAACATTAATGCTTTCAGCTTTATCTCTTATAATTCTCATACATTTGCCAAACGATGAAATATTGTCTACCATTTTATCATCGCTATCATACTGACAAAAAATATTAGCAAGATACTGAAAATCTTCACACGGAACAAGCGTAGTATTAACTATCGTATCTACCATAGGCATCGCCCAAGATTCACTCGGAACAAATTGAACAGTAGACTTAGCACATATATTGTGCTTGTTGCAATGCTTTATATACCTCAAATATTCGGTTGCAACATGAGGGCAATAGTCCTTAATATGCTCAATCATATCAGAACACATTGCTCCGAGGGTGTCTACTGGACACACAATAATGTCAGCATCACTACACCAGATGTTCCCTTTTTTAATTTCTACCACTTAATTATTCCACCTTTCTGTATATGTAATTTAAGACCATAAGTGATAAAGTATCATAGAAGAATCGAACTCCTATCTTGCTTACCGTTACTGGATTTACAGCACGTTCTACCATTTAACTAATGATACAGATAATGGCTACAAAGCAGCCTTGTGGGGTACTAAAGGTTCACATAATTACCACCCTAACCATAAATCAAGGATTTTGTAAAGCCTTATAATTTAAGATTTGTGGTTTGAACTTTAATCACATCAGCCGAAGCTAACGATTAAACTTTGATTTTTCCAACTTTGAAGATTGAACTTTGTACTTTGAACTTTCCCTATGTTCTTTTAACAATTAATTATCCAATAATCTAATTGTATGATAGCTTAGCATGCTATTACAATAAGTATTTGTTTCCAGTAACAAATATATCAGTTGGTTTCTTAACTTAACCCTGTCAAGAAAGGGAATTATGATTTTTAGTTTTCGCTTTGTAGCCATATTTAATTTATATTACTTTATTTGTATGTTCAATACGATATTTCAATCGTGGTTGTTGCATTGCTCACGCTAAGTGCTGAGTCAACCTTAGAACGAAATACATCTATCTTGTCGAACAACTCTGTTATGACTTTTTCTGTATTTATCGGGTCAATGTAGTCCAACATATTATTATTAATATAACTCTGCTTTGTGGCTTCAATTGTACCGCTGTCAACATCATTATCCTTACTACCAAACAGTGCAACAATATGTGCATTAGCCTTTGTTTCAAGGACTTCTTCATTGTTCTTTAAAGATACCATTGCCAGATTACGCTGGTTAGAAATTTTCTCCAAAAGATTTTCAGTAAAATCAATTCCAACGTCCTTGTATTCAATAGCTTCTGCAACTGTCATAGTTTCTCCACCAATAGTAATCTCGGTGACTGCGTTAGACTTAACAACAGCCTTCTTAATTGCAGTTCTACGCTTTATCAAATCTGTAATCTTCTGATACTGTGCCTTAACATCGGCTTTCCATTCATCAATAGGCTTACCATCAATCTTTGTATTGCTGTGCTTATTCACAGTACAAAATGTTGCATCTCTTATCTCCTTGTTGATTCTGGAATTAAGTACCTTTAACTCGCTCAGAGCCTCGTGAATAGTCATCTTTTCTGTAGTCATATAAACTACCACCTTTCTTGTTTTGAGTTTTAAATTTTAATAACGACCATTAAGGGTAGGTCAATTTACACCGTCAACTATTTATACTTACATGACTTCAAGTTCTGCTAATAGTTACTAACATAATGCTCCTGACGAGAATCGAACTCGTACATCTTTCGATACTAGATTTTGGGTCTAGCGTGTCTGCCAGTTCCACCACAGGAGCATTTTGCTCGTCTTTCCGAGCTGTCAAACGTCTATCCGCTTTGTCAACTTTATTTCAGCTAATGAGTATACACAAGTTACCCCGCAGGAATGTATACCTTGTAAGCCTTTGGTGCAGAGAACAGGACTCGAACCTGTGACCAAGGGTATTCAACAGCTTATCCCTTTTATGCTGTAAACTCTACCGACTGAGCTATCTCTGCATATACGACTCAGTGACTAGCTGTTCAGTAATGGTATACCATACTAGGTCTGTCGCATAACCTACACATATCTCGGGTGTGCCTAACGCTCTTTCTCTAACTTCGGTGTCAGCCAAGGCTGGAAGAGTATAGCCTTAGTGTCGGAGAAGGGAGTCGAACCCTCACGCATATTTCAGCTTCGGATTTTCGTACCGCACTTACTTATGTATTCGTAAGCCATTCATAAAATGTTGTGGTCTGGAATACGTCTTTACCATGCACCGTTAAAGTGTTTAGGTAGTGGGTGTATACTCTCTACGCATTTAATCTTTTTTACAAGAAATTTAGTACGGCGTTCCCATTTACTCCTTCGCCGTTTAGCCCACATTCATACAGAAAGTTTCCTACTCTGATGCTCAACCTTTTATTATATTAGGTACTTGATTATCAATCAAGTGTAAATGAAAAAGTCCGATGTGTCTGCCTATTCCACCACTCCGACATATTATTACCAATTGTAATATTTCCAATACAAACCCTTATAAGTTTTACGACTGCCTGGTGAACTACCCGTCGTCTAAAGCCAACGGGCTTCTCGCTCAATGGTCTGACCAAGACCAAGTATCAACGAGCTATCCCCGTAGTCCCTACGGTTCTTCTATTCGATTATGAGAATAACATTCTCAAACCTTCATTCATTATGTTTATTGCAGCATTTTCATCTCGATTGATTGTAGCACCGCAACCGCAAGCCCAAACTCTGTCTGAAAGCGTAAGCTCATGGTTTATAGAACCACAATGCCTACACATCTTACTTGACGGAAACCACTTATCAATCTTTACAAATACTTTGCCACGGTCGGCAAGTTTATAGGAGAGAATATCTCGAAACATTCCAAAGCCGTTGTCATTAGTTGACTTTCCTAACCTTAATGACCTCGCCATGTTTCGCATATTTATATCCTCCACACAAACTATATCGTATTCACTCGCCAATTGTGTGCTGAGTTTGTGAATCCAATCTAAACGCTGATTTGTAACCTTTTCGTGAACCCTCGCAACTTTGATTTTCTGTTTATGGTAGTTATTACTACCATACTTCATATTAGCAAGTTTACGTTGCTCACGAGCCAGTTTGTCTTGTGCCTTACGATAGAATTTAGGATAGTCTGCTTCTCTGCCTTGGCTATCGACATAAAAGCTATGACTTGCGTAATCTAATCCTATCGCTTTATCCTTTGATAATTCTATCTCAGGAATAATTTTGTCATATTCCACAAGGATAGAAACATAATATTTGCCCGATGGTGTTCTTGTAACTGTGGCAGACTTAATCTTTTCATTATCTGAAATCAATCTGTGTTGCACCATTTTCACAAGACCAATCTTTGGTAACCTAAGTTTCTTATCAATAATACTTACCGTGCCATTTTGATTGTTTGTAGTGTAGCTGTCCTTATCACGTTTCTTGCTTTTGAATTTAGGAAAGCCATTTTTAGGTGAACGGAAGAAATTATTGTAAGCAGTCTGCAAATTCATTTGTGCATTTGCAAGAGCAAGACTATCAACCTCTTTAAGCCATTCAAACTCTTTCTTGTACTGTGCAGGAGTATTATTGAGCTTCATTCCAGTTTCTTTATAGTATGCTATCTTATCTGAAAGCATTTGATTGTAAATGAATCTGACACAACCAAAGGTTTTGGCAAATAATGTCTTTTGTTTTTCGTTAGGATATAGTCTAAATTTATATGCTTTGTTTGCCACCAGATTCACCTCCGAACTTAATTTGTTGCCTTGTGAGAATATAAAATTATCCCCTTTATTATATTATACCACTAATTCTTATTTCTAATGCTCCTACTGACGCAAACGGTTGGAGTCGAACCAACATTTACCAATATATCTATCGAACGTTCTTAAATAGATTTACGTTTGCATAATAGCGGTAGAGAGAATCGAACTCTCGTCTTAGCCTTGAAGGGGCTACGTCTTTACCACTTGACTATACCGCCAGAGTTAGGCAGTTTGTGTTCATACCTAGGAACATATTTTAAGGAGAGTGTTAAATGGTTGGGCGACTGAGATTTGAACTCAGGACGAGCTTACGCTACTGCATGGGTCAAAGCCATGTGTGTTAAACCGCTTCACCATCGCCCAATATAGGTTAGCCGATTTACCTCACAGCCATTGGTCGTATTGTTTATAAACCTATACGCTAGAACACGAACTAACTTTCCATAACGTAGGACTACGCTTACTTATATCTCACTTATGCGTTTATGCTTCACATAAGTTACTGTACTTTCAGATAATGTGCCATACGGAACTCGAATCCGTGACCCACAGATTAAAAGTCTGTTGCTCTACCAACTGAGCTAATGACACATATTATATATGTAAGTCCAGACCATAACTTTATTTTATAAACGCAAGATTTACGTCCTGCGTTTAGGTTTGTTCTCAACTTACATATATATTATATACTATTTCTCACGAAATGTCAATAGCCATTTTTCAGATTTACAAAAAGTTCATAATTACTTTCTAATATAGACGGACAAATATCAAACTACTGTATAATATTGATATGAGTACTATAATTGTCTCTTTTAATATTATAACATTCCCAAAAACATTTGTCAAGTAGTGTGTCACACACAATATATAGTAATGAAACAAATAACAACCACTATATATTGTGTATAATCATGTCATAAAATTTGTATTTTATCTCTGTTATAATATTACAAGATTAAGATGAACTGACCATATCAATCACCTCCAAACTATTTTCTATTTTCCTTTTCAATTATACCATACGCTTTATACAAAGCTATTAATTCCACTCTGGCATCATGCTTATGTATTTTATTATCTGAATATCCTTCAATAACAATCTGCATTTCTAATGTCGCTATCATATCATTAAGCACTTCTATTAGATTTACATTTGGAATCTCACTTGCAATTGCATCAAGTTTTTTATTAAGTCTTTCTGATATATCAATCATTTTTATTCCTCCTGTTCAAGTTCAAGTAGTTTCTTTACTCTTTCGATTTCTTCATCAGAATGAACTACGCCACCTGAGTTCATCTCAATGTACCAACGCAGAACCTCTGCTCTGGTCTGTAAATCATTAACATTAAACTTCAACATACCGTTGCTCATGCGTGGTCTATCCTCAAAGTCTTTATAATAAGTTCCAAATATCGGTATCTCATTATTTAAGAACTTAATAAAAGCTGTAAGTCTTTGCAGTCCATCTACCAATACCATGTCAGGATAATTGCATTTGTCTGTAACTCTACCATAAGAGGGACAGTTGAAATAGATTACATTAGCAGACTTGCCACCCCTAAAAAAGAACTCCAAATATTTAATCTGCTGTTCCTCAGTCCAAACATTTCCACGCTGGAAGTCTGGATTCATTTGTAGGTTATCATGTTCCTTATAACCATCCAGGGTATTCATCAGGTAATCTATTGGAATATCTACCTGATATGAACCAGAACGTATGAATTGTGGAATATCTGAGAATTTCATAATTACTTCACCTCCGACTCACTATATACAGTCAAATCATTTATATCTTCAATAATAGAATCAATGATGTTTTCTTCTTCTACAAGACTGCGACAAACTTCATAAGTTATACTCTTTTCTAATGCTTTATTTACCGCTGATTTTCTATCTTCAAGTATACTTAATAATTCTTCCTTTTTTTATATACATATAAATTTACCTCCTATTCAATACATCAATTTCTTTTATCTTACCTAACGCAATATAAGCTACCAAACGATTTTTTATTTCTTCTATCGTTTTAAAACTTCTCATATTTACGTTCCAAAAAACGTTCGGGTCAGTTGTGGTTACAATATCCAATAAGTCATTGGATGTTTTCACAATTTTGTATTCATCTTGGCAATAACCATTTCCTGTTATTACAAGAATAGAATCCATTGTAATACTGTCAATTATTTCTAATATCTCATTTGTAACTCTCATAATCATTCTCCTTTTCAAATAGTCCTCATTCAGATGTTTCCTTATAACATTTAGCAATCATGCTGGCTTTCTTAATTTCTTTAGCTAATCTCTTTGCTTGCCTTATCTGCTTATCGCTTAATGTCCAACCTTTTTGAACGTAATAAGCAAATGAATATATGTATTCATATCCTTTGAATGTTCCAAAAGGAGCTGTTCTGTCTTTTGGAATGTAGATATTTTTTAGGTCATCAAGAAGCTCCTGTTCCGAGGAATAAACATCATTCCATTTAGTTCCATTGATACCATACTGAGCTTCTATTTGATTACATATTATTTGAGCTTTTCTAAGGTTCATTTCAGCCTCTCTATTCTATCCCTAATGCTATACTATTAAAAGCATTTTTAATTTCTCCATCTGTTATACCGATATACTTAGCGGTTGTTGCAGGACTAGAATGATTAAACACCATTTGCAATATACAAAGAGCTTCGTTCTTGTCTTTAGCATTATGCCATACCCAATAACCAAATGTCTTTCTCAGACTATGACTACCTATATTCTGCTTTATTCCTGCCTCTGCTGCCGTTGCTTTAATTATTCTCCATATTGAACTTTCTTCTATATAACTATCACCTTTGCG